ATGGTGATTATCTCACGACAAGAGATGTGTCAGATACTACAAATAAGGCTACGGGTGAAACAAAAAGAATAACTGCAAAGAATCTAAACTTCACTACTGCTGAAACATTTAGTTGCTCTTCAGGATATAATATCAATTCTGTTTTTAATACTGATGTTAAAACAGGAAGCATTATAGTTTTCAGTCCAACTAATTCGGCGGCAGCATTAATAGTTAAATGCGGGCAAAACCTTAACCTTTAATTTTTAACAGGCTGTAGCGGCCTTTTAACCTTTAGTTATTTTTAAGGCTTTATTTATAGAGTTAACTACAAATAACTACAAATAACTACAAATAACTACAAATTAATAACCTTTTAAAATAATCTTAATTTTGACACCTTATTTTAGCACGTAACAGCTCACATTAAAAATAAGCTTCCTCACAGACCCTCAGAACCCTTTTTATTCTAAAATAAGGCCATTATGTCCCTTTATTATAAAATGCCTATATGAGTCTATTATGCCCCTTTATTTAAAAAACGCCCTAAAATCAATTTATTTGCAAATAAATGATAAAAAGGTCATTTAATCCTTTACAAGGCACTATTTGTATGTAATAGTTCACTTACGATAAGTTTAAATTGTTCTTTTACATAGGCAACAAAAGTTAGTAAAAACGGGTTTTTTAACAAAGTCGGGCACACCCATCGGAAGCCTTAAATAAGCTTGGATAGCCTAAAATGTCAAAAAGACCGTTTGGAAAGCTGAGTTGAATGAAATTTTTAGTTAAAACAGGCTTTTTTCTTGTTTTTTAAGAAATTTTCTTGTTTTTTGGAAATTCAGGTTTGGATATAGGGTGGCTGTCTTACCTCGCTACTTAACTTATATTCGCCCTGACCGAAAGAAAAATAGGAGGGCGTGTTAAGGCTTTAACCGGATTTTAACGTCGTTGTGCGGGAAATGATATAATTAATTTCTTTTTTGCTATAAAGGTATAGGGGCGACCCAATAATTACCAGCGTCAAAAGACAGTAGTGTCCGACAGCTAAAAAGTAAAAAATATAATTATATTTGACAGGTTAAATCAGCCTCCTTAATTAGAAGCGAACAAGTTAGCCATCACTCTTAAAATCCAGTAGAATTGCGGGTCTTTAAATTCCTTGGTTTGAAAATAAAAATTATAGACTTTATTATGTTAGTTTAATAAAGCAGGCTTTTTGTCTTTAATAATTTTTTATGCTAAAGTAAATCCATTAAGACATGCTGGAAACACCACCCCGAATAAGCTGAGTAAGGGTGCAAGGTGATGCAAAAAATCCTCCTCCTTTAGTGAGTCACGATTTGAGTGCCTACTCGTTTTAAATCGTGGCCTACTTAAAGCTTATAATATTATTTGTGGTTATTTGTAGTTAACTCTACAGCCTTTTATTATAGGTTTTAAGTAGGTAGAAACTTATAAATAAACTAATTAAATTAAGGAGGAAATATGTCAAAGCCAATTTTAAAATTAAGATATAAAAAAGATTATTGTGAATGGGTAGTTGTTTATTATGAAAATAATAAAAGAGTAGAAAGCAGATGTTATTATGCTGATGATAAGGCTGATGCCGCCAGAACAATGGATTTGATGCAAAAAGAAATTGATAATAAATTCAATTTTAATTTAACAGATGAAGAAGAAAGGGAATTGAATTTTTTAAAGGAATACAATAAATACCTTAATCCAGAAGGATTCTGGAGGCTTGCAATCTTATGGAAAACAAAAGATAATTTAGAAAAAATTAGAAAAAAGAATGGTATGTAAAATCCGAAACTCGGGCGTAGCCCGAGTCTGCATAAGATGGTAACTTATGTACTGATGAGGTAAACCAAAATAATTAATAAACATTTAAAAGGAGGATTATTATGAACAAGTTAGAAGGAACGGAAAATGTAAAGTATGAAGTAAAGGGAAATAAGCTTACACTGGAAATCAACTTAAAGCATCGTGGACAAACTACTCCAAAAGGAAATACAAGAATTTCATCGACCCTTGGGAACCGTGAAATCCCGGAAACTGGTGGTGCGATGATTGGTTTAAACATTTACACGAAAGGTAAATAAGGGTAAATAAAGGCCGAAACACTGGGGCGTAAAGCCTCGGTGTCTGTCTGAAATGGTATTCAGATACTGATGAGGCAACCAAAATTAATAAGGAGGATATATTATGACTTTGACTTTAGAAGAAGCAAAAAAATTAGAAATTGGACAAATACTATATCACACAATAAATAAAAATGCTGATGGTTCTTCTCAAAGATGGAGAGTCACTGGAAAAGTTAAGCGATGGAAACGGGCTCCTGAAAGAATTAAAGTTCCAATAAAAACCGGTCTTTACAATAATAGTTATTTAACAGAAGATGATTTGCATTTACTATCTAAAAAATGTATTTACTAACCGAAACTCGGGCGTAGCCCGAGTCTGCATAAGATGGTAACTTATGTACTGATGAGGTAAACCAAAATAATTAATAAACATTTAAAAGGAGGATTATTATGAAAGAAGTTAATAATGGTGAAACAATAGAAATCATTGTTGGTAAAAATGGTTATCCTGACAAGGTTAAGGTCGCGGATATAAAGGTTTACAATGAAATTAAAAAAGTTCATGCACTGCAAACCTTAATAAACAAGGCTGAAGAGCTTGAACAAAAGTTGGTTATTAAATCTGATTTTATTTGTGCCAGAGATGCTGTCGAATGTAACGTCTGTCATAAAAGAGTTGATATTAAAAGTGCTTTAAATCCTAATGGTCAGTGTAAAAAATGCGAGCGAGAAATTATAAGAGAGATTGCACAAAAGGCCGCAGTACTTGAGGAAGCAAAAAACTGGAAACAGCTTGAAGCCGACTTAAAAAAAGAAAATCCTGATTATTTTCTTAATGAAAAAAATACGAAAATAATCAGGAAATTTTATGAAGGTGAAAATAATGCTTCGGTAATGTTTTCTATATATAGAGAAGGCGTATATAGTAGAAGTATTAATTATCGGCAGACAGGCTATTCCTTAAAAATTGGTTGTAGTTTATATTCTTATTCTGCTGATAGGTTAAAAAAAGATTTTGGTGCAAAGAACTTAGCACAGAGTCTTCACAAAAGAATTGAGAAAATAATTCTTGAGATTACGAAAGCGGCAGAAAAGATGGCAATAAAGAGAGAAAAAAAGTCAACTTTTATTGAGAAGTTAATTGAGGCCTTCGGAATTACGAAAGAAGAAATCTTGAACCGTTACAGTCATTCATATGGTAGAAATCAACGAATGGTTGTTTTTGATGATTCGAAAGAAGTTCACTATAAAAAGTTAAAGGTGATAGCAACGACCGAAACAGACAATAAACTTTCTTATTCTATTAAGGGAATTGACAAAGAACTTAATATAAAACAAGTTAAAGATATTGCAAAACTTATCGATTCATTTTAAACATAACCGAAACTCGGGCGTAGCCCGAGTCTGCATAAGATGGTAACTTATGTACTGATGAGGTAAACCAAAATAAATAAATAAAAGGGGGATTATTATGACAGCATTAAAATTTGGAAAATCACCAAAGGGAAGAGTACTTCATGTAGTAATTGATGGTTGCGCACTTTGCGACAAAAAACAGGCTGGTTTGATTGTGGACAAGAAAGCTTCTCTTAAAGATGTTAGCTGTGCGAAATGTAAGGCTTACAAAGTTTTTAAAGATACAATTGCAGAAGCTTTGACAAAAGGATTAAAAAAGGAAGTAAAGAAGTCTATTGCTCCTGTCAAGCCCATAATCAAGTCCGTTAAGAAGTCAAAAAAAGAAGTAAAAGAAGAAGTAAAAGAAGAAGTAAAAGAAGAAGTAAAAGAAGAAGTAAAAGAAGAAGTAGAAGGAATAAAAATTCCTTGCTTTGAAGCAAAACAAAAGTCAGGTGGAGTAGTTCAGATAATTCATATTCCATCAGGCTTTCCTTTCTTTGATAATGTTGACCAGGAAGTTTCCAAAAAAGCATTATTTCATTTGAACGAACTTGATATTTTATGGGAAAACAAAAATGAAAAAATACCAAAAGGATACGTTACGGCCTGTAGAAAAGCTCTTCGAACAGCTTATGACAGGGCGAATGTTACTCTTCCAAAAGGGTTTGAAGAAAAAAATGACCCTTTGAGAAAAGTAAATAAAAAAGTAAATAAAAAAGTAAATAAAAAAGTAATAAAAAGACGTGATAAAAAAGTAATAAAAAGACGTGATAAAAAAGCTGATAAGAAAGCTGATAAGAAAGCTGATAAGAAAGCTGATAAGAAAGAATTAAAAGAACCAAAAGAAAAATCAGTAAGACAAAGAATCACTGATTTGATTAAAGAACAAATGATTAAGGGGATAAGTCTTTCAGAGCTTGTCGGCCTTTTGGAAAAGGAATTTAAGTTACCTACAAAAAAGGCAAATGGTAGAGTTAAGGGAAACATCCGTCGTTTTAAAAAAGAGGGAATGGAAATTACTTTGGTAATGACACAGAATGAAAGCTTCTACAGAATTAAAAAATCAATTTAATCTAATCCGAAACTCGGGCGTAGCCCGAGTCTGCATAAGATGGTAACTTATGTACTGATGAGGTAAACTAATTTAATAAGGAGGATAAAATATGAGTAAAACAGTGGAAATCATTGTCGGTAAAGATGGGGCGATAGAAGTTTCTGCTCATGGCTTTAGTGGTACTTCTTGTGAAGAAGCGACGGAGTTTTTAGATAATTTATTTAAAAGAACCAACACTGATTACAAGGATTGTTACTATGAAATCAACGAACGAAATATTCTCGTAGACCCTGTTCCAGAAGGGCACTGCGGCTAAAGGGGATTGCCATGAGCCATACATCAACATATGCTATTAAAGTAAAAGATGTCAATTTGTTTTGTAATGTTGCTCTAAATAAAGGGCACAAGGTTAATTTTTTGAATAGGTTAAATGAGCAGAGTGAGCAAACAGTTAAATTCTTTGGTTCCAATACTGTTCAGGCTGTTGCTTCTATTTCTCTTGATGGCTGGAGATATCCAATTGCTATTAATAAAGAAGGTCAAATTTCTTATGACCATTTTGGTTCTCAGCCTCATACGATGAAAAAGCTTGGTGAAGTTTTGCAAGAATATAGCACTAAACTTATTTTTCAAAACGTACCAATGGATATTGTAAAAAATTCCTTTTCTGAAAATATAAAAGAAACAGGGGCAGTAAAAATTACTCTTGTATGTTAAATTTTAAAGAGTAGAAAGGACAAGTATTATGGTAGAAATTAGAATCATAGCAGCAGTAGTTCACAAAAAAACAAATGAAGTTGAAATTGTAATTGAAAAGGTCAAACACGAATCAAAAAAGGCACTTGTTTCTTTTTGGATAGACTGTGAATCGGAAGTGATTATAAGAAAGCTTTAATCCGAAACTCGGGCGTAGCCCGAGTCTGCATAAGATGGTAACTTATGTACTGATGAGGTAAACCAAAATAAATAAATAAAAGGGGGATTATTATGAAGAAGATTATAAATTATTTGCGTGCAGGATTTCCAGCCTTTTGGTTAAAAACTTCTGAACCAAATAGAGTACGAAAAAATGTCTATGAAATGCTCCGTTCTTTTGAAAGAAAGGATGGGGGAAAGTATGAAATTATGGAGTGGACATGTACTGCTGAACCGAACCCAATGAAGACCTTAGAGCAGTTTAATAATGCAGAAGATTTTACTCTTTTGTTTGCTTATAACTTTCATTGGTATGCGGATAAACCACAGATAATTCAAACTATACAAGATAACCTTGCTTCATGGGCAAGCGCAGGAAAGGCAATTATTTGTGTTTCTCCAGTGGAAAAGATTCCGTTGGAATTACAGAAAGATTTTTTGTTGCTTAATTTGCCATTGCCAAATGAAGTAGAGATATCAGACGCCATTAACCATGTCGCTCCAAATTCAAAGGTAATTCCTAAGGGTGACAGTCTTACTCGTTTAATATCGTCATGTAAGGGGTTTACAAGAGTGGAACTGGAACAAATCTTGGCCTTGTCTTTTGTAGAAACAGAAGGCAAATCATTTTCAAGAAAAACTATTAATGATTACAAGGCTATTACAATTCGCAAGACTGGTTTTCTTGATGTCTTGGAACCGACCACAAATTTTTCAAATATAATCGGGTACAAGAATATTAAGAAGTTTATTATGGGAACAATTAATAATCCAAAGTCAAAAGGAATTATGACGATTGGTCCTCCAGGATGCGGCAAGACTGCTCTTATGAAAGCAGTTGTCGGCGAAACAGGAAAGTTTGGATTATCTATCAATATGGGAAAATTGTTTAGTAAGTATCAAGGAGAAACGGACAGTAATATAGATACTGTAATTAATCTTATTACGGCAATCGGTGATTGCCTTGTTCTTATCGATGAATTTGAGAAACAATTTGCTGGTTCGGGGTCAGACGGTTCATTGGATAGTGGAACTACACGAAGAGCGACAGGCCGTTGGCTTGACTTTCTTCAAGATCGTCCAAAAGGGGTTTATATTGTTGGAACAGCAAATTCCTTTTCTGGTATTCCTGGAGAATATATCAGACCAGGTCGTTGGGATACATCTCCATTTTTTATTGATTTGCCGACAGATAATGTTAAAGATGAGATTTTAAAATATTATGCTAAGAAGGCCGGATTAAGTCTTCCAAAAAGATGGAGAAGGGATTTAATGAAGGATTTTTCAGGGGCAGAAGTTGAAGCATTAGTTCATATCGCTGATATGAGGGGAATTGGTTTTGAAGAAGCTGTTAAATGTATTATACCTCAGGCCAAAACAATGGCTGAGAATATTAACGGGTTGCGGGATTGGGCAAAAGGCCGAACAATCCCTGCTGAGGAAATCCAGTTTAATAATGGCAAAAGGCAATTAGATATTTAATTTTAATCTTAACCGAAACTCGGGCGTAGCCCGAGTCTGCATAAGGTTGTTCCTTATGTACCGATGAGGTAAACAATTAATAAGGGGGATATTATGGAAAAACCGAAAGAAACTCCGACAGTAAAACTTGTTGGGGAAAGCAGCAATGTCTTTGCAATTATGGGAGTTGTTACTAAAGTCTTAAAAGACGCTGGTGCTGATAAGGAATATATTGACCAGTATTTAAAAGAGGCAATGGACGGAGATTATGACCACCTGCTTGGCGTAACAATGGAATATGTTAATGTTACTTAAGAGGAAATAAAATGAAAGAGTTTAAATGTCTTTATTTTGGTCAATTCAATTGGTATGGAGAAGTTCATAAAATTTGGACTTCTGCAAAAAATTCAGTAATTGCTCACAGACAATTCATTGTCCAATTAGCAAGAACATTAAGGGTATCTGAAAGTAAAGTTCGATATTATTTTAATGGAGATAAAGATAATTATAAAATTACAAAAGATGAGAGGTAAGGAACAATGCTAAAACAAATGCTTAAAGAATTATGTAAATATTCTTCGATTCTTATTTTAATCGTTTTATTTCTTTTTTTAATTCTTTATTAAAAGAGGATATCCGAAACTCGGGCGTAGCCCGAGTCTGCATAAGATGGTAACTTATGTACTGATGAGGTAAACCAAAATAAATAAATAAAAGGGGGATTATTATGAAAGAGAATCAATTAAAAGAAGGTGTTTTTTGTAGTTTGAAAATGGGTCGTTGGGATGCTATTATTAAGATGCCAAGTAAACATTTTGGTAAAAGAATACCACGCGAAATAGTTCGAGCAAGACAAGATATTATTAGTGACAGAACTTACCTTAAAGATTTGAGTACGATTCGTAGGTCGGCTAAAGGCTTGCTTCTTCGGAATTCTTTACCTTTTCCAATTGATAATGTTTTCTGGATTCCAAAAGAGAAAATTGTTGAAGTCGATAAAAAACTCAACGAGTTTCGAGAGGAGTACAAAAACAGAGTGAAGATTTTGTGCGACAATATAAAAGAAATGGAAAGTAATTTTCAGGAGCAGTATCCTGAATTTTATGACAAAAAGAATTATCCATCAATTCCAGGAATCAAAAACAAGTTTTATTTTTTCTGGAACTTTTTACATTTTGCCGCTCCGTCTAAAGAAGCCAAGACCCTTTCGCCTGCCCTTTACAAAAGGGAACAGGAAAAGTTCACGCAAATGATTTCCAAAATGGAAGAAATGACGATCAATGTCGTGGGAAATATGCTGTTCAAGCGAATTGAAAAATTAGCTGGACAATGCGACAGTGGTAAAATCAATGCTGGTACGGTCGGGTCTATTAGCAAGTTTCTAAAAAGATGGGATGGCCTGTGGAAAGATCATGTAGACGAAAAAAAGTTACACACTATTATGAAAGATTTACAAAAACAGATGAGGGGGACAAGTGCTGAAAGACTTAAAGGGAATGAAGACTTTCGAAACAAGCTTGGCAATAAGTTAGAAAAGATTATTGGAAGCCTTCAGAAAATCCCCGACTTTAAGTTAAAAAGAAAACTTGATATATAATGGATAAGGTTTTCAATTCGCTTCAACTTCACCCAAACCACTTCAAATACTTGGTTTGGGTGAAGTTGCTTGTAGGAACCTTTCGTTACAAGGACTCAATGAATAAAAAGCTTTACTTTATATTAAGAATATATTAAGAATCATTTATTATTTTAATCTTTTAAAGAGGATATAATCGCGTAACAAAAAGGAGGCGTAATGTCAAAGTTAGCAAAAAACAATTTATTCAAATGTATATATTGTACTTTCTGGTCTAAGTCTGCCGTTATAAGAAGAGATACAGACAGCGATTCTTCTAAGAAATCTAAACATCGTATGATTACTCGTGTTTGCCCTATTGCTAAGAAAAACATAACAGCCGATTCGAATAGCTGTGAATATTTTTCTCCCTCAAGCAATTTTTATTGTGATAAAAATAATTGTTTCATGCCCTTTATCGCCTGTCTAAATAGACGACGAAATCAAAAAAGTTTCGATGGATTTAGTAAGTGTTCTAAGTGTAGACAGTTTGATAGAGATATCAAATTAATTATAAGAACCTATTGGCTCAATTGTAAAAAAATATTAATTCCTAAAGGATTTGCGAAAGAGAAAGAAGTAGAAGAAGTAGAAGAGGAAAAACATATAAAGAGAAGAAGTAAAAAGCCTACACCACCCGAGTCAAAAAAACAGCTTAAGAGAAGAAGTAAAAAAATTGAGGAGCCGAAAATAAAACCAAAAAGAAAAAAGCTAAAAAGGAGGAATAAGAAATGATTCTTTTTATCAAAATTTTAATAGCCTTTCTAATTGGAGTAATAATTGCTTCTATAATCAACTACGGAATTAATTTTATAATGGATTCTTATTACCGAAAGAAGCAAATTAAAAGATGGAAGAATGCAACCAGAATAGAGAGAGAAGAGTATAAAGAGGAGTATGGTTATTATCCACCAGGATGGTATTGCTAAAACAAAAGGAGGAAACTTATCATGATGCAACAAAAAGTAGAAGTAATGAACTTTAATCGGGAAAGGAAAGAAGTAGAATTAAAAGACTTTTCAATTGGTCTTTCTTGCCATACTTGTGGTTCTGTAGATTGCATTTTACGAATTGATGCTTGTAGAACTCCGGCATATAACGACTTTCTGTGTTCTCTTGTATGTAAAAACTGTGGGAGTATCGAAGTCATTGATGCTTAAAGAATAATCTTAAATAGCTTTAAGTTGTAGAGTTAACTTCAAACAAGAAAGAGGAGAAAATACAATGCCAAAAAAAGTTGTAAGTGCTAATTATCTATCTGCTTATGAAATTCTGTTCGGTCAATGGCTTCGAGTTGACCCCTGTGACTACTATGAAGAAGAAGAAGATGGTGCTCCTTTATATAATAATGAATTGACCCCTGTTGCCCTTCTTCTAAAGGAAGAATCATGGCGAGATTTAAGTCATGAAGCAAAAGAAATGATAACCGTAATTCTTAATTCTCCTGCAGAAATATTAAATTTAATGTCTACTTCCAAAACCAAAAGAATAACAAAAAGAAATGTCAGAAAATATTTTTATAATGTCTGGAAAAGTACATTCATTACAGACTTAACGATTAAAGAAATATCGGGATGGGTTGATGGATTATAGAAGGGATAAAATGGAAACTAAACCAACAATAGAAATTCTTGACGTAGTTCATTGTAAAGCAGATTTGAAAGCTCGAGAATTATTACTTCCAATTTTAAAGTACGAATCGACTATGTGGAAGAAAACTCGTTATGGAGGAAGAAGTCCTAAAATAGTTTCTTCGCATCTTATTACTGGTAGACAAGGAACTGCAGGAACTTTCTTAACTGGATTACTTCCAAGAATTAAAAAAGAGTTAGGAGATAAAATAAGTATTGTTGGTCAGGAAGAAAAGATTATTCCAAATAAAAAAGCTCATGTTCCTGGGATAGTCTTTCGCCCTGACCAGAGCAAGGCATTAAGGAAAGCCAGAATAACTCCTCGGGGGAAAATTGTTTTTCCAACCGGAAGTGGAAAGACAATTATTGCATTGGGGATAATGTCTATGTTTCTTAATTATAGAATATTATTTTTGTGTCATACTACAGATTTAATAAGCCAAACAAAGATAGAAATCGAAAAGAGATTTGATTCTAATTTTTATATTATCGGGGCTGGGTACAAAACCAAGTGGGAGAAGTTCTGTAATTTAAAAGAAGTAATTGTGCTGAGTACTATACAAAGCTTTTCTAATATCCCATCAAAAAAATATAGTGCCTTTTTTGATTTGGTTATTATAGACGAAGAGCATCATCTCAATTCTCTTGATAGCCAATATGGTAAGGCCATGTCTTCTAATCTCGCTCCTCGAAGATACGGGCTTACCGCTACCGAATCAACAGGGCAGAAAGAAAAACTTATTAATGAAGGATTGCTTGGTCCGGTCATTTCTGAATTAACGATACAGGAAGGGATCAAGAAAAAAATAGTAGCAAAGCCCGAAATTAAATTAGTACCTGTACCTTTTGATCCAAAGATAAAAATCGAATGTAAAAATAAATATGTGAATTACTATCAGTATGGGGTCATAGAAAACGAAGCTCGCAATTCGCTTATCGTTAATGAAGTACAAGAGAGTCTAAAGAAAAAAGAGATAGTACTAATCATAATAGAAAGAACAGAGCATGGACGTATTCTAAAAAAAATGTTAAAATATAAACATATAAAGGTTCGTTTTGTTTATGGTGCTACGGATAAAGAAGTTAGAACAAAGATAAAAGAAAGGTTGAAGTCTGGAAAATTAAGAGTTGCAATCTGTTCTCGTATATGGAAAGAGGGAACAAACATTCCTTCTCTAAATAAAATCATAAATGCTTGTGGGGGAAAAGAAGAAAAAGGAGTTATACAATCTATTGGTAGAGGGCTTCGTATAACAGAAAATAAAACCACCGTAAAATTAGTTGATATGTTAGACCCTTATCCTTACCTTGCCGAGCATGCTATTGAACGAATACAAGTTTATATAAACCAAGGCTGGATATAAAGGCTGGATATAAAGGCTGGATATAAAATGGAAATAAAAGAATTCTTTGACGACCACGATATTAGATACTGGGAAGACGGAAAGAATGTTGGACGGGGCTGGATAAATATCCAATGTCCTTTTTGTGATGATACAAGCAACCATATGGGAATAAGATTAAAAGACCTTTATGTTTCTTGTTGGAGATGCGGGCACCATAATTTATTTGATTTGATAAAAGAATTGACTGGCCTTAATAACTACGAAACGAACAATATAAAAAAGGCATTATCTCCAGAGGAAGGTAGCAATCCTCCTTTAGAACAGAGTACTTCACCAATACTTAACTTAAGAGCCACTCTTCCTCTGGAGTCTACAACATCATTTTCTAAAAAGCATATTGCCTATTTAAAGAAAAGGGGATTTACTCCACCAGAATCTTTTATTGAAAAATATAAATTACGGGCGGTTCATGAAATAGGAGATTATAAATTTAGGATTGTGATTCCGGTTTATATGAATAGAAAATTGGTATCGTTTAGTACACGAGATATAACAGATCTTCAAGACCCAAAGTACTTGAGTAATTCTCTTATTGAAGGAATGAATATAAAGCATGCTGTTTATAATTATGATAAAATAATTCCTAACTCAGATATTATCTTAGTAGAAGGACCGCTTGATGTCTGGAAGTTTGGTGTAGGTTCTTGTTCTTTGTTTGGAGTTTCTTGTACTTCAAAACAAATCATCGCTTTAAAAAATAAACGTATTAGAAATTTATTTATTTTATTTGATAATGATTTGACAGGAGAACGGGGTGCAGAAAAAATTTCATCTATGTTATTGCCTATTGTAAAGAAAATAGAAATAATAAGTTTGACAGAAGTAAATGATCCAGGAGAACTTTCGTTAGAAGAAGCAGAAATAATAAAATACAAATTGGGGATAAAATAAAAAAACGAAACTTCTTATTGACCTTTTAAGCGGCATTAAAAATTTAGGTTAAGGATATATATTAAAAAAAGTAGAAGTAAGGTTATTTCAGTCAATGCGGAAGCCTGATATATGTTTATAAGTTAAATCTAAACCTTAAAAACAAGCTATCGTAAAACAAAAGTAAAAGAAGTAGAAAAGAAGTAGAAAAGAAAGGAGAAGTAAATGAAAACAAAGATGGATATAGACCGGCATAAACGATGCTTAAGAAATTAAATTAATTACACAGAATATTTAAAAAAAGAACGGAATAGATTACAAGAGAAAATAAACTATCTGGAGAAAGACCAATTTTTCTATGAGCATCAAATAAAAACTGCGATTGAAAAAAAGAAAACGGGTTTTGATAGAGAGATTTTTAAAAAAGAAAGTCAAAACGAATTAAAAAAATAAAATAAAAATGCGAACGAGGGAATATACAAATAAAAATGGCATTGAGAGGAAGAACATCTTTATTTATAAAGAATCCAATTAGTTGAAGAGGACATTCAAAAGCTCGGTCACGAAAAAACCTCCATGCTTGTCCCTATATACCTGCGCCCGCTCGTAAAAAATAAATAAATAAGCTACGCTTATTTTATTTTTTTATATTAAATAATAATAATATAATTACTATATACTAATATATTAAAAGAACCACTCGCTTCGCTCCGTGGTTCCACGATTTTCGCTTTCGCTCCAAATCGTGTTTCTAATTTTTTATTTGTTTGAATAAAGGAGTAAATAAAAGAAGGAAAAATAAATTATGAAAAAACAAAATGATTTAAAACTTAGAGTAATTCCACCATTAAATGTTTTATTAAAAGAACCATTAATTGGCAGTGGAAAATTATCAAGAAGAATAACAGTAAAACCTTTTAAATTCAAAAATGGGAAAATGGGAAAATGGGAAAAGAATATTTCTTATACAAATATGTTTCATTCAAAAAATAATTATTTTCCTACTTCCGGATTAAGGAAAAATACTTCTAAACCAATTAACTTTGAAACTTCTTCTGCGAGGATAATTTTTTATTACTGGAACAATATTGGACATCCGTTTATTCATCATAGACCAGAATTAAATAAAACCACATCAATTGCTTTAGAAAGAATAAATAAAAATTTTAAAAAATACGGAAAAGAAAAAATACTTTTTAGCATTGATCTTTTATCAAAAGTATTTAATGCTGATTGGTTCAAATACAGAATCCTTTTTTCTAAAAGAAAAATAAGTCTTCCAGATTTTTTTAGATACGATAAAAATAAAATGAGTTTTTTTAATAAAAATGATTCTGGAATTCCCGTGTCTTGGTTTCAAGAATGTTTACGTGGAGAAAGTTATCTTTCTGAAAAATACACGATAAAGATAAAAGATAAATATCCAGATATTACAAAAAGGATTAAGGCTATTTGGAAGGAATTTATAAAATATGATAAAATAAATACTGGCGATATTAATCAATTTGTTTTATGTAGTAAAAAGCTTTTCTCTTTTGGTGAGAAAAATAAAATTGATTGTCTTGTTCTTATAGATCTTATTGACGGGATGTTGAATAGGGCAAAAGACTTTAAACCAAAGCATGCTGGTTACCTCTCCAATAAAATTTTTTGGGAACAACAAATTCCTAATGAACTTGTTAGAACTAATCTTGTTTTAGATAGGAGTAAACTAATTCTATGATTATGAGAAAGAAAGTAGAAGACAATTCTGAGTTTTTAGTTTTGTCATATATGATCATGAATACTTCCGTACTTTTTTCCGGCTATTCCAGATATAAATCGGGACAGTTAAAAACGAAACACTTTACAAAATATTTTCAACCAATCTTCCGTTGGTTGATTAGATACCATGCACAACATCATAAAGCACCTGGGCGTACAATCCAAAAAGTCTTTGAAGAGAAAAAGAAAAATTTATCAAAAGGGGATTGTGAAATAATAGATGATTACTTAGATCGTCTTGCTGAAGAGTTTATTCTTTATCAAGAAGATTCGGTCGATCCTGCTTATATTCGTAATGAAGTTTTGTTAGACTTTATAAGAAAGAGAGAAATATCTGAAAGAATATTGAAGGCACAAGATAAGATAGACAAAGGACAATACGAAGAAGCAGAAAAAATTGTATCAACGTATCCTGTATTAAACAAGAATGAAGAAGATGAGACCCTTGGGACGATTATTCCATACTCAAGCGAAGATCTCGTTAATCATGATGAATCTCATAGTGCGGCTGACGTTGCTTTTCAGTTTGATGGTGATTTGCATCACATGGTTGGTTCGCTTAATAGGACATGGCTTGTTGCTATAACGGGAACAGAGAAAACCGGTAAGAGTTATTTTCTTCAGGAAATGGCTTTTCAGGCGGCACTTTATCAAAGGAAAAAAGTTCTAATAATAAATCTGGAACTTGGCGAAAGTATTGTTAGAAACAGAACAAGAAGAAGGCTTACACTTACTACAAATAAAAAGCGGTCACAGAAAGTAATCTATCCAGTTTTTGATTGTGAAAATAATCAGAATGGGACTTGTAGAATTTTAAGTACCTTGAAAAATAAAAAAGGATTATTTAAAGATAGTACGGAAGTTGTTGACTTTATGAATCGGGAAGGCTGGAAAGTTTGTACTCAGTGCAGAAACGATCCTAATATTCGCAGAAATGCTGCTTCTTCTAAAAGATTCATTCCTACAATTTGGTTTGACAAAACAAGAATTATGCCAATATCAAATGGAAGAGTTGCTAAAGCCATTAATAGAAATAGAATGACTGGGCTTTCTAATTTAAGAGTAAAATGCTTTCCGAGATTTTCCGTTACTTTTGATGAAGTTTATGATTATGTTCGTCGTTATGTTGACAGAACTGGTTGGGTTCCAGATATAATTGTTTTTGATTATTTGGATATTCTTGCACCTGAAGCTGGTAATTTACAGGAAAGAATTGATGTTGATAGAAAATGGAAGAAGGCCGCAAGAATGGCAGGAGAAATGAACTGTCTTGTTCTTACTGCTGATCAAGCTACAAAAACCAGTAGAACTCAGTATGCTTTAGATCAGATGTCAACTTCAGAATCTAAAACAAAAGATTCTCATTTAGATGTTCGCCTTGCAATTAATCAAACCGATGATGAGAAAGAATTGAATATCACAAGAATGAATGTTTTATTTCATAGGCATATTATGTTTAGTGTTAAACACGAAGTTCTTATAACACAGAGGCTGGTTACGGCAGAACCAATGGTTGACAATTCCAGACTTTTCTTCCGTGGGAAAAAATATAGATTATCTGGAACTTCTTTTTAAAACGTGTTATAATATAAATATTGGAGAAATTGATGGGGTGGTAGAATTGGTAATGCACGATCCACAGGGTCGATCTGATTGGTTCAAATCCGGCGATATTCTTTAGGCAAGCAGTACGGGTTCAAATCTCGTCTTCATTAGTTCCTCTATTAATTATTTTTTAATTAGCTGTAACTTTTTTTTAAAACGTGTTATAATATAAATGTTGAGAAAATTGCTAAGGTAGCGGGATTGGTAAACAGGATATTTTTCAGAATATCTTTTCGAAGTGTTTATCATTGGTAACCGATTCTATAATAACCAAAAGTTTGTAAGTTTGCTATGGAGTATGAAGGTGGAGTGGAGCGAAAGCGTTGAAGCGATGAAGCCGAGAGGACTAACAAAACTTATTGCAGGTTCGAATCCTGTTCTTAGCAATAACAAGTTGATTGTGGAAAGACCAGGTAGGGTAGAAAAAATCTTCTTAAAGTAAGAAAGGAGGTTGCTTATGATTGATTGTTAGTTACCAGTTTTTGTTAAATTAGTTGTTGATTGTTAAATTGATGGGGTAGCTCAAATGACTGGTCAAAGTAAGAATTGAGCAGAGCATCTGGTGATGCACTATGGTGGTTTTGTCACCGGAATATATAGGTTCGAATCCTATTCCCATCAATAAATATTCAATAAATACGAGGAGGGAAGAATAAAAATTTGTATGGATTGTTCGGAGTATAGGGAGTATAGTTTGTAACATTACTAATTATTTTTTATTAAAAGGAGTTATTCAATTATGAGTAAAGTAGTTAAAAAAGAACTTGGCAGCTTTATCAAAAAACTTAATAAGTTAAAACTGGCTGACAAGATTGGAACGAGGGGTGATGTTGGGGAGATGCAGGAAGAGTTCATTTCGGCCATTGAGGAAATTGACGATGCTGGTAAGGCCGACAAAGTTGATAAAGAAATAATTGATTATTATGAAGGACTTCTCGAAGAGGGCGAGGCCGAGAAAGAACCTGAGAAAGACGGTAAAGATGGTGAAGATGAAGTTGACCTTGACGAGTTAAAAGAAGAACTTGAGGATATGTCATTTAAAGAGTTAAAGGCATATATCGAAGAAGAAGACCTTGAACTTGAAACGAAAATTACAAAAAAGAAAGTTGATGATATTATCGAAGAAATTCTGGAGTTGGCTGGCGAAGAGGGCGAGCCCGAGCCTAAGGAGAAAGATAAGAAAAAAGATAAAAAGGCTGACAAAAAGAAAGACAAAAAGAAAGACAAAAAGAAAGACAAAAAAACTTCTAAAGTAAAAGGCAAACTTCCAAAAATGCTTTTAGAAGCGATCGAAGAGGGTGACGCTACATGGGGTAGTCTGGCCGAATTGGTTGCTGACGAAAAAGATAAAGAAGCGGAGAAGTGTATGGGTATAGTTATTCGGGTAGTTAGCCGAAAGATATCCAAGGTTGTGCCTATTGTTTTGACTATGTCGGGTGATGAAACGGAAGCTACTTTTAAATTATCAGAGGAGGAATAAGCTCAGTTAAATATAAGTTAGCATAAAACCTTTAGTTAATAATACAAGAGCGTCAGAGCTTATCTCATAGCCTCTGACGCTCTTATTCTTGTATGTTAGGAGGGCAATAATAGTTATGGCAAAAACATTAAAGAAAAAAGATAATATTTTCAAAACGAAATCTTTCCTTAGAATATTAAAGGAAATTTATTTGGGCGGATTGTTAGAAGAATGTATGGTATCTATAAACTATGGGAGGGCAAAAGTAGAAGCAGTAGATATTACCAATTCCCTTATCGTTATTTGTAAGGGTGCTGTTGCTTCTAAAGACGTAAGCGGCCAGTTAGGACTTGGAAATTTAGATCTTCTTATTAAGTTCTTATCTTCAGTAGAAGACCAGAAACTCTTTTTTAAATACAAGAAGGACGGGTCAAGCTTTGAACTTTCAAGAAAAGATAAACGAAGAAAACTGAATTACTTATTAACTCAGCCAGAACTAATCGCTACTCAGTTACAGGTAGATGAGGATTCTGATGATAAGGAAGACCCTTACTTAAAGATGAAGAAGATGATGGAGTATAATGTAGAATTATCTGCTTCATTCATGAAAGATTTTCTTACGTATATTGGCCTGTTAAAAACGAAGGATGTCGTTCTTGAATTTGATGGGGCTGAGGAAATTGCTTTTATTTGTGGTGGATCAAATGACCATAAGTTTGAATTGGTATTAAGTAATGAAGTAGAAGGAGATGAAGTAGACCCATTTAGTCTTAAGGTTAACGGAGAACATCTTGCTCGAATTTTTAATACGATTGGTTTTGATGAAGATGAACCACCAGTATTATCTTTTGCAGAAGAGAAACTTATAATGATAGAAGCTGAAGGTACGGTTTGGGCTCTTGTTCCGTTAACTGATTTGGAAAATGAAGATTAAGGAGAAAAATCTTGAAGAATCTTATATGGTACGAAAAGTTTCGGCCTGACAGTTTATCTTCAATGACCTTACCACTAAAGGCAAAGAAAATATTTAGAGAATATATAAGAGAAAAACAAATTCCTCATGTACTTTTCTATGGACCGCCTGGAAGTGGTAAGACTACATTGGCTATGATTCTTTTGAAAGCAACTGCTTCGAGGAAGTTAATTCTCAATGCAAGTAGTGGTGATCGAGGAATAGCAACAATTAAAATAAAAGTAAAACAATTTGCTACTGCCAAGAGGACAAGTTCTGATAAATTGAATGTCGTTTTTTTAGACGAAGCAGACGGTCTTACTTTTGATGCACAAATGGCATTGAAAAATACGGTAGAGACCTACCATAAAAATTGTCGTTTTATATTTACTTGCAATCATATTGACATGGTCATTCCGGAGATTGCTTCCAGATGTATTCCTTTTCAGTTTGATACTTATCCTAAGGACAAACTTCTTATTCATCTTAAAAAGATGCTGGACAAAGAAGGGATTAAATATAAAGAAAAAAGTATTAACAGGATAATAGAACTTTGCTATCCCGATATCAGGTCTATTATTAATCTTCTTCAGAAAAATAGTATCGGCAAGAAGCTTGAAGATTCCGAAGTCTTGATAGACCTGAATTTATTTAGAGAATTTTTATTAGACGGGAACTTGTTTAAGATAAGAGAAATATTTAATGGGAAGATGGATTTTGTATGGGTGTATAAATATCTGTTCAATATTTTTATCCCTGAGTTTTTGGATAAAGATGTTAAGTCTGAGGCGGCAATTATTACTGCTGGCTATCTTTATAAAGATAGGACTGTTCCAGATAAGGAAATCAATTGTACCGCTTGTTGTCTTGAGTTAATGGATTTAATGGAAGTAAATATTTCTTTTGGATAAAAACAAAATGAAAAAGAAAAATAATAGCAATAATAGTTTTGGTATAGCAAGTGCTCTTTTTACAAAAGAAGAAGTGAAAGTACAGAACGAATTTATGGTTAACAGAATTCTTTCTTTTCAGAAAGGAACCATTTTGTTTTCTATCGATATGAATAGGTTCGTATCTCGTCTGCCGTCTTGGGCAAGAGATACTCTTTATAATTTAGGGGTTCCAAAACAAAAGAATGCACCATATCTTAAATATCCCAAGAGGAAGAAAAAACAGAATCCAAAACTCTTAGCCAAGATTAGTAGTACTTTTTGTTGCAATGGATATCATTCGCAACAAATAATTGACATTCTTAAAAGGCATAAAGGGAAGCCACCAGAATCTTATTATGGATTAAAGAAAGGGGAATGAATGGACATAACGAAGTTTGTCAATAAAAGAAGTAAGGAAGAAAATCAAATGATAAGATTTGAAAAGATGATTCTTCCTTCTACTACAAAGCAAGAACAGAGAGTATTGGAAATGCATCTTTTAAAACCAATGCCGATTCCAAAGTACAAGGGGACTAAAACAGGGATGTCAAATTTCAAGAAGCGAACTCTTTTCTTTTCTTTTCCCAGTCCCGATTTTATTAAGAGGTTGGGGAAGATTGTTACTATAAATTCTTACATAGAAAATAATTGTCACGAAGTATTATTTTTAACGGAGCTGATTCGCTTGATAGAGGAAGGAAGAATTAAATGGGATGGCAAAAAGTATTCTTTCAGAACCCGTAGGGGAGGCAAGATAAGGTTATGAAAAAAGAATCGTTTGATGATTTAAAAAAGAAAGTAACAAGAGACTCTCAGGAATTTATTCGAGAAAATAGGGGGATGAAAATAGACAAATCCAGAACTTATATCAGTCCGAGAATAAGTTCTGAGTTTATGGATTGTTCTTTACCGATGACCTTCGACCAATATTCTTATTGCTCGATGGGGTGTACATACTGTTTTGCATATTATATGAAAAGCCAAAATCCAAGCTTTTCTCATAAGTTACATTCTGTAGACGAGAAGAAGCTTGTTGCTACTATTAAGGGAAAGCCTCCAACAAGTAGACTCAAGGCAATGCATAAGAACTTTTTTTCTAAGAGGTTTGTATTTCATTGGGGTGGTCTTGCTTCTCCTTTCTGTAATTTTGAAAAAGTTAATGGAGTCGGGTATAAGATTGTTTCTGCTTTGGGAAAAGAAAGCTATCCAACTCTTTTTAGTTTTAAGGGATCGGCTGTTTTCCGTCCGAACTTTGAGAAGTTATTTACAAAATATGCACATCAAAAGAATTTTGCTTTTCAGGTATCTATTGTTTGTCCTTCAGATGAAATGAGTAAGCAAGTAGAAATAGGAGTCCCTGTTACGAGCAGAAGGATAAAGGCATTAAAACATTTATCAGATATGGGGTACTATACCGTACTTCGTCTTCGACCTTTTATTATAGGAATTTCTGATATTGGTCTTGACGATTTACTTCATCAAGCAAAAGAAGCGGGAATAAATGCGATAAGTACAGAGTTCATGGCAATTGACCAAAGGCATAATGAGCATATTGCTAAGAGGTATAAATGGCTTGGAGAATTAACAGGAACAAAAGATTTGTTAGAATATTTTAAAGCATTAAGTCCAAGTGAACGAGGCGGATACATGCGACTTAACAGATTAGTGAAAGAGAAGATTGTAAAAAAGATGTATACGTTTTGTGTAGATAATGATATTTTATTTTCATGTAGTGACCCCGACTATAAAGAGTTAGGGATGTCTGGTTGTTGTTGTGGGTTGCCTGATACCTATAAAGAGAATAAGGAAATGGAAAATTGGGGAAAGAGCCAATTGACTTACGCCCTAAAAGAAGCCAGAAAAAAATTTCATCGTGATGGTAAAATTGTTCATTTTAAATTTAGCAAAGTTTTTGATCCAAAGGAAAGTCCATTTTTAAGCGACTCTACTTTTGGTCAGGATCATATTGGTGTTACAGGAATGACTGCAAGTCAGAGGCGAGGTATAACGTACTTAGATTTTGCAAGGGAAACGTGGAATAATCTCAGGTCTCCTGGAAATCCAAGAAATTATTTTCATGGAAAAATGATGCCTATTAGAATGGACGAAGAAGATAATTATGTTTACGTCTATAATCCAAGTGAGTACGAGGCCAGATGGGTAAAGGAAGGAATTGATTTAACGAAGTAGAAGAAGTAGTAGGGGAATTAAAATTATGAAGATAGCCATATATATACCAAGCCATAGAAGACCAGAAAAACAAAGAACCTTTAATTTTATACCTAAAAGATTAATAAAAAATACTTTCATTGTGGTTGATAAAAAAGATTTTAAAAGATATAAAGAACTATATGGGTCGAATGTTATAGAATGTCCTGAGAAGGGGATATGTAAAACAAGACAATGGATTCTTGAGAACAGTAAAAGGAAATATGCATTGATGTTAGATGATGATATGGATTTTTCTGTTCGTAATAAAGAATTAAAATTGCATAGGTGTAGTCCTAAAGAATTTGCTGAGATGGTTATGCTCCTTGAAGGCTGGCTCGAAGAGGGATTGGTACATGTAGGAATAAGTCAAAGATTCGGTAACAATAGAATAGAGGAAGATTATCTGGAAGTTACAAGAATGAATAATGCGTATGCGTATAATTGCGAAAAGATGATTGAGTTAAAAGAAAAGCATAATGTATCATTTGATTCTCTTGAAAACAAGCATGGTAAGCAGCTTGTTATGGAAGACTTTTTAGTAACGCTATCATTGTTTCAACTTGGATTTAAAAATCGTGTTACGTATAAGTATGTATGGAGCCAAAATCAGAGTGGTGCTGATGGAGGTTGCTCTTTATACAGAACATCTAAAATGCAAAAAGAAAGTGCTATTTTATTAGCACAAAAGTTTCCAAGATACGTAAGGGTAGTTAAAAAAGAAAGTTCAAAAGTATGGAAAGGTTTTGATAGCAAAGTAAGAATCGACGTCATTATACAATGGAAGAAAAGTTTTAATGAAAAGGGAAGGGCGAATGGAGGAATTAGATCATGGCTCAAATAGAATATAGACTCTTTTTCCAAAGAAGGTCTGGTGGCCATGCGATTGTTGAATGGGTCGCATCTCATTTTGAAGAATCGGGCGTATTAATTAATTCTCTTCGGCCGAATGTAAAGTGGAGTCGTCCAACCAAGTATTGGAATATAAAATATCCGTTCCATAATGCGAATAACGAAATCCAATTGAGAGAATATGAAAGGGGAAGATTGAAAATATCTCATTCGTTTGTTATTACTACATACGAAGACCCGTTAAGATATTCAGATGGCCTGTATAGGCATAAAAAATATGGGATAATAAATAGTCACATTAAATATATTATTGTCGTTCGAGACGTATATAACTATGTCGCAAGCCGATTAAAATTTGATAGCAGACATAAAAAATTCACTCCTCCTGGATGGTATTCCGAATGCATTGCTCATTGGAAAAAACTTCTTCTTAATAAAAACTTTAATTTTTGTATTAGATTAAACTATAATGACTGGTTGACTAAAAAGAAATATCGTATTAAAATTGCGAAGAGATTGGGGCTTCCGAATAATGATGGCCATATGGTAGATAAAATCCATAGTTATGGTGGGGGGTCTTCGTTTACCGGCATTAAAAAAACTGCAGCTCCTGAAGATCTTGTTAATAGGTATAAAGTCTACATAGAGGAGTTTGGAATTATATCTGAATTAAAAAAAGTTTTGAATGATAATGAGTTACGCGAAATTAATCTTTCCGAATTTGGATGGGCGCTGGATAGAGAAGGGAAAATTATAAAATGAAAGAAAAACAAGAACCACCATTTGCAATACAAGTTGAGCTTACAGAAGGCTGTAATTTATTTTGTAAATTTTGTGGTATACGTGGCATAAGAAAAAAACCAAACGAATGTAAATTTATGTCGTTAGAATGTAGTAAAAATATCGCAAAGCAAATTGGTGCAACAAAATGGGGGTCACGTATTGAGTTTGCTATGCATGGCGAGCCTACCTTAAATCCAAGACATTTAGAAATTATAAAAATATTTAGAAGTTATCTTCCACAAAACCAATTAACGATGTTGACGAACGGGATTGGACTTCTTCCTTCGCCAAAAGAAAAAGTAAAAAGATTATTTTCTAATGGAATAAATATTCTTGGTATAGATGATTATAGTCATAATCCATTCTCAAAGAAAATCAAATCAAAAGTAAAAGGCGAAGAATATCCTGGAGGTGAAAGCCCACATAAAAAGTTTCGAATCGATACCAAAAAAGTTATCTATATAAAAGATATACAAGATGCTAAAACTGGGGGGCATAGCGTTTTGAATAATCATTGTGGGTGTGCCGCTCCTTCATTATTTTCTCCAATGAAGAAGAGATGCGCAAAGCCGTTTAGGGAATTGAGTATTAGATGGGATGGTAAGATTGCTATTTGTTGTAATGATTGGAGGGGGCATTACTATTGTGGAGAAGTAAAAAAGGAAGGGAACTTAGACGATATTTGGAACGGCAAGGAATTCGATATCGCAAGAAAATTATTATACGATAGAAACAGGAATTTCATACCATGCAAATGGTGTGATGCAATATCTTACAGGGTTGGATTCTTACCGGACAAAATGGGTAAAGCAACATTGCCAATACCTACAAAAGAAGAAGTAGACTGGGCACGAGAAGAAAATACAGTTGACAAAACAATGTCAGAAATAATTGCAAGGCCATGGGAAAAAAATAAAAGAGTTGGGATTAGGGAATTGATATGAATAATATTTTTCCTTCTCCATCATCTGTTTCTACTGTTGATCGGTATCTATTAAATGGTCATAGCGGAGGTCTGCTCTGGTTCACGGGTCTATCTGGAAGTGGAAAGTCCACCCTTGCTCATGCTGTTGAAGAAAAGTTGTATTCCCTTTGCGTGTGCAGTTATGTTCTTGATGGAGATAATATTAGAACGGGATTAAATAAGGATTTAACTTTAAGCTCTGAAGACAGAAAAGAGAATGTTCGCCGTATTGCCGAGGTGTCCAAAATTATGGTGGATGCGGGATTGCTCGTTTTTGCCGCTTTTATTACTCCATATAAGCAAAGCAGAGAATACGTACGCAGGTTAATGACTGGTTGGCCTTGTTATGAAGTATATATTAAATGTAGTATTGAAGAATGTGCAAAGCGTGATCCAAAAGGTCTTTATGAAAAGGGTCGCATGGGTGAAATAATAAATATGACGGGAATTTCTGCGCCTTATGAAATTCCTGAACATTCTGATTTTATTATCGCTACAGATAAACTTAATTTGCAGCAATGTGTGGATGAGGTAATTGAATTTTTGCTAAAACAAGGGTTGATTGATGTAGGCTCATGTTGAGATTGATGTAGGCTCATGTTGAGATTGATGGATTTGATGGATTAAGAAATAAAAGAAGGAAAAAATGGAAAATAAAAACTTCACCCATCTTCATTTGCATAGTGAATATAGCGTTCTTGACGGAGTAGGAACGGTAGATGCCTATGCAAAAAAGGCTTCTGAAATGGGGTTCAAATATCTTGCTCTTACAGACCATGGGTCTATAAATGGGTTAATTGAATTTCAGAAAGCTTGCGATAAATATAATATTTCTCCAATACTTGGTTGTGAAGCCTATATCGTTCCAGATGCAAAAGTAAAAAATGATAAGAGGCGAGGGCATATTTTACTTTTGGTTAAGAATCAAGAAGGCTTTAATAATTTATGTAGATTACTTACATATGCTAATTTAGAAGGGCTTTATTATAGGCCAAGAATAGATTATAAAATGCTTCTAAAACATTGCGAAGGGTTGGTTGTTTCTACTGCTTGTTGTAGTTCGTTTTTAATAAAGTGCAAAGAAGGAGAAAAGTTTTTTTATGATTTGTTAGATAAGATTGGAGAGGATTTATATTGTGAAGTAATGCCTCATCAATTAGATGGGCAAATAAAAGCAAACAAATTAAATATTCGTCTTGCGAAAAAATCAGGCTGTAAAATTATAGCGACAAACGATAGCCATTATATACAAAGAAGTGATTGGAAAGCACAGGAAGTACTTCTTGCTATTCAAACAAAAAAATTGTGGAGTGATCCCAATAGATGGAAATTCGATATTAGAGGATTGCATCTACGATCTGTGTCAGAAATGATAAGGGCATTAAGAAAAGTAAATGCTTACAAAAAAGAATATCTTTTAAATACTATTGAGATAGCAGAGAAGTGCAGTTCTTTTAGAATTCCAAAACAAGAAATTCATTTACCAAGAGTCAAAGGGGTATTAAGAGAAAAGAAATTCTTTTGGGAACTATGTCTTGAAGGGTATAAAAATAAGTTTAAGAAAGAAATAAGCGGAGGATATCTTTCTCGTCTAAAGGAAGAGTACAATCTTATCGTTAAGAAGAAATTCGCTCGTTATTTTCTTATTGTGTGGGAATTGGTTAAATGGTGTAAATCAAATGATATTTTAGTTGGTCCAGGAAGAGGATCAGCGGCAGGAAGCCTTATTGCATTTTTACTTGGAATTACTGCTATTGATCCGATTAAACATGGATTACTTTTTAGTAGATTTATTAACGAGGACAGAATTGACTATCCAGATATAGATGTAGATTTTGAGCATATTAAGGGGCATCTTGTAAAACAGCATCTTGAAACGATGTATGGAGATAGCCATATTGCTAACGTAAGTTCTTTTAATAGAATGAAGGCAAAGGCTGTTATAAAAGATGTAAGTAAAGTTTTTAGCGTACCTTTTGATGAAGTCAATAGTTTTACAGATTTAATTGAAGACAATGATGAACATACCGGAATACAAGAGTCTATCGATAATTATCAAGAAGGGGCAGAATTTAATGATAGACACCCTGAAGTTATTAGAATCGCTAAAGTTTTAGAAGGGCAAATAAAAAATTATTCTCAACACGCTGCGGCTTTGATTGTTTCTAATGAACCATTAGATCAGAGCGGAAGATGTAATTTGCTTAGGAGAAAAGACGTACTTCTTGTAAATTGGGAAAAGAATAATGCAGAATTTGTTGGCCTTATGAAATTAGATGCTTTGAGATTAAAGCTTCTTTCTATTTTTGGGGAAACATTAAAAAATATCAAAAATAATTCTAATCAAGATATTGACTTTGACAAAATAAATATAGATGATAAGGCTGTTTATCAAGAAATTGATAATGGAAATACTGTTGGGCTGTTTCAGTTAAATACAAGGGCAACAACAAGTTTGATTGGTGAAGTTGGGGTTAAGAAATTTAATGATTTAAGAGATATTGTCGCTCTTGTTCGACCAGGAATTATGCAATCGGGAATGACTGCCGAATACATAAGAAGAAAACGAGGTGGTTCTTGGGAAACGAAACATAAAATATATGAATCTATTACTGCTGATACTCATGGGGTAGTTGTATTCCAAGAACAGGTGATGAAAGTTATTAGTGAAGTTGCTGGTTTGTCTTATTCTACTGCTGATAAAATTAGAAAGATAATTGGCAAGAAGAGAAGTAAAAAAGAATTCATGCCATATAAGAAAAAATTTATTCGTGGATGTTTAAAACAAAAAACCCTTTCGAGAAAAGAAGCAGAAGAATTTTGGACTGGATTAGAAGAGCATTGTAGATATAGTTTTAATGCCAGCCATTCTGTTGCTTATGCTTTATTAGGATACCAGTCAGCGTGGTTAAAAAAATATTTTCCTACTGAATTTATTTGTGCGGCATTAACTTTTGGTGCAAAGGATAAGAAATCGGTATTAATTGAAGAAGCGTATCGTTTAGGACTGACTGCTGTATTACCAAAGGTAGGCATAAGCGAGGCTACAAGGTGGGTCGCAAAAGAAGGTAAGTTATATATACCCTTCGTAGAAGTACGGGGTATAGGGGCTGTCAAGGCTGTTGAAATAGCTAATGCGGGAATAACTACTAATGATATTAAGAAGTTTTTTACCAAGAAGAAATCAAATGTAGTTGTAAAGCAAAAAGGAGTGTTAGGAAAAATCCTTAATAAGATTGGTTCTTATAATCAATATGATAGTGTTCAGGTAGATGAAGAAGTAGAATCGTTTTTTGATTTTCGTATTGTTGTAAATTCTCAAGCCAGTTACAAAAAACTCTTTACTCTTTTTAATGGTAAGATTCGACTTGATGTAATTGATAAATTGTTAGCGGGTGACATAAAAGAAGTTAGAAAAGCACCGAAGTCGGCTTTAAGAGAAGTAGAGTTTTCGGGGCATGATAAGCTTATGGCCTGTTCTCGTTGTGATCTTAGGAAGGAGTGTAAAAGCCCAGTTACTCCAACCCCAGGAAAGTATAATATTGTGATTATTGGTGAAGCTCCTGGAAAAGAAGAGGATAAACAAGGAATTGGTTTTGTTGGGCAGACAGGAAAATTATTATGGAAGAGTATAAATAGAAGAGGATATGATAAAAGCTTATTTCATATTACAAATATTTGTAAGTGTTTTCCTTCTAAAACCAGAAAACCAATTACTTCACAAATAAAAAAATGCAGTACTTTTTTAAAACGAGAGCTTGTAGAAGTACGGCCAGTGGTTATCTTAGCGTTTGGTAATACTTCTCTACAATTTTTTACTCAACAGAAAACAGGAATTATGAATTTAAGTGGAAAAGTTATATGGAACGAGGAGTATGGTGCGTGGGTCGTTTGGTGTTTACACCCGTCGGCAGTTCTTTACAATTCAGAGAATAAAAAGTACTTCAAAAAAGGACTAAATTCTTTTTTCAGATTGTTGAAGATTTTTGTACCAAGGAAAAGCTAAAGCGTGATATAATATAAATATACGGGCTTATTTGAAGTTAACTCTACAAGGAGTAGAACAGGAGTAGAACAATGGGAAAATACAGTAAATACAGGAATGAATTGTTTATTGATAAATATAATCTTGATGAAGAGCTTGTTAAGCAACCACAGAGGTATTTCGATTGGGCTTTGAAGGCTGTTCAGGCCGCAGGGGATAAAGATGCCGCCAAAAAAGATTTAGATATTGTTAGAGCAGAAGCAGAAGATGAAATTCGTAAAGACCCGAAGAAGCACGGGATTAACGAAAAAGGAAAGATTACCGAGGCTATGATAAGGAATGCAGTAATGCTTCATGAAAGAGTAAAGGAATATAATGCTAATTATTTAGAGGCTGTAATGGAGGAAAGGGTTCTTGAGAAAATGGAGAAGTCTTTTAGTAGTAGAAAGAAATCGCTTGAAGGATTGGTTCAGTTAGATTTACGTTTACATTTTTCAGAACCAAAAACCTCGAAAGGGTATAAAGAAAATAAAGAATCGGAAAGAGGAGATACGAAACGGACTATTTGTAGGAATCTTAAAAGGAGAAAGTAATGGCAGAGGTATTTAGAAATGTATTGATAGTTGTGATTGCTTTCTTATTCTGCTATATTTTTTTCCGATTAGCGGGATTGGCAGTTGCCAAAAGTTTTATGCAGGTCTTTAGTAAAAACATAAAAAACACAAAAAAGGAGGAGGGTACTAATGAGCAGAGACAGAAAGGGCAAGAATGGCAAGAAAAATTCAAGAACAAAAAGCAGAGAGAAAAGAAGAATACAAAGTGAAAGATTACAGGCAAGAGTTCAGGCAGGGCAAGAGAGAAGCCAGGGAAAATCAAAAAATATTTTAAAAGAAAATCCTGATGTATCTATGTGGCGTCCAAAAGATGGTTCCCATATTGTTGATGTTGTCCCGTATTTGGCAGGAAAGAGCGATCCGTTTGTTAAAAAAGGAGATCCGACTTATACCTTTGAATACTGGGCGCATACAAGAGTTGGTCCAAATGAAGGAATGTATTTGTGTCCTGCAGAAATGTATAATAAACCTTGCCCAATTTGTGAGGAAAGGCAGAGGCTGAGGGAGAAGGGAGTTAGTGACGATATTTGGAAAAAGTTATTCCCAAAAAGAAGAAACCTTTACAATGTAATTTGTTATGATAAAGGGGAAGAGAAAAAAGGAGTACAGATTTGGGACGTATCTTATCATTACTTTGAAAAGCTTGTTCTTGCTATCAGCAAGAAACCTTCAAGGCGTGGAGGAAAAGAGAAATTAATTAATTTTGCCGATCCTGTTGATGGAAGGTCTATTTCCTTTAGTGTTGAACCAGCGAAAAGTAAAAACGATTATCCAAAATATGTTGGGCATAGTTTTGATGAAAGAGATTATGAAGTAGATGACGAAATCCTTGATGCTGCCTTTACTTTAGATGATGAAGTTATCAAGGCAGATTATGATGAAATCTCCGAGGCGTACTGGGGCGGTAAGGATAAAGAAGAAGAAGGAAAAAAGAGAAGTCACAAAGACGATAAAGATGATGATGAGAAGGAAGAAGTTTCAGGAAATGAAAATGAAGATGAATTGGAAGATTTATTAGACGAGGTAGAAGACCTTGAAGATATGGATGAATTAAAAGAGTTTATCGAAGAAAATGATTTGGATGTAAAGGTTAAAAGAAAAGATGAAGAAGAAGAGGTGAAAGAAAAAATTGTCGAAGCTCTTGAAGATAAGTTTGAAAAGGAAAGCGACATCCCATTTTAATAACTTTTAACAAGGTGAAGCTGTGAAAAAAAGAAGTCTTAAACGTAGAGGCGGAACGGTATCAGAATGTGTTGCTGATGCTAAGAGGTCTGTGGGAAAAAGAAATGAAATTCCCACAGTAGAGTTCTTGGGAAGTGGAAGTACTACATTGAATCTCGCCTTGAGCGGGGAGGGTAAAGATGGCGGTTGGGCAAGAGCAAGAGTTTTAAACCTTGTTGGTGATGGGAGTAGTGGTAAAACATTGCTCGCATTGGAACTTGCCTTTTGGTGTTATAAAAACATCAAAAAAGTAAAGTCAAAAATCTTTCCAAAAGTTAAAGAGGTAAAGATAGTTTATTGTAATGCAGAAGGGGTCATGGATTTCCCAATTAAGAAAATGTATGGAAAAGATTTTGTCAATTCTGTTGAATGGGTTACTCCTAAAAATATAGAATCTATGGGAAGGGATTATATATCGAGGATGAATGAATTAAAGAAAGGTTATTTTTTACTTTTCATTATTGATTCTTGGGATGCTTTACGTTCTTATGCTGATACTGAAAGATTTAAAAAGAGTGTTGATACGGGGGGAGAAATAGAGGGGAGTTATAATCTCGAGAAGCAAAAGTACGGCTCTGCTTTTTTTGCGTATGTTTGCAGTTTGGCAGAAACAAATAAAAAAGATGCGACTCTTATGATCTTGTCTCAGATTAGAACAAAGATTGGCGTTACTTTTGGAAAGAAGACTTACAGGGCAGGGGGGAAAAGTTTAGATTTTTATACGCATCAAGTTGCGTGGATTAGGGAAATACAGAAGCTTGCAAAAACAAGACAGGGGGAGAAAAAAGTTTATGGCATTCAGAGTCATATTAAAGTAGAAAGAAGTAAGGTAGCAAAGCCATTTAGAGAAAGTAATTTTAATATTCTTTATGATTATGGTCTTGATGATTTACAGTCCATGATAGATTACTTATGGGGAAAGAAAAAAATTAAGTTTAATGGAGAGAAGTTTAAGACGAGAGAATCTTTTGTAAAATATATAGAAGGAAATAATTTAGAAGATGAGCTTATTAAAAAAGCAAGCAAGAAATGGGAATATATTGAGTCTGTTTTCGAAGACGAAGTCTCATCAAGAAAGTCGAGATACTAAAGATACTAAGACAGAAAATTCTCCTATACTTTTAATAGATGGAAGTGTTCTTTGTTATATGGCTCTTAATGCTATGGGGCATTTGTCTTATAATGGTAAGAATACTGGGGTAACTTATGGAGTATTGCAAAAAATCTTATCTCTCTCTAATAAATTCAAGACTAATAAATTTATTTTTTGTTGGGATTCTAAAGGTAGCAATCGAGAAAAGATTTATGCAAAGTATAAATCAAAAAGAATAAAGAATAGAAAAGAAAAAACGATAGAAGAACGGGAAGCTCATCAATCTTTGATTCGTCAAAGAGAAGGATTAATGAATTATGTTTTACCAGAGCTTGGTTTTAAAAATAACTTTATTTGTTCTGGGTATGAGGGCGACGATATTCTGGCGTGGTGGGTTTTAAGATTAAATGAAAGAAAAGTAAAGGCTCGAGTTGTTATGGTTACTACGGATGCAGATATGTATCAGGAATTAGATTACTGTGATATATGGAATCCACAAAAGAAGAAGTTCTTTACGAAGAGAAATTTATTAATCGATTTTGGTGTTCTGCCTAACCAATGGGCTATGGCAAAAGCAATTGGTGGTTGTGATGGTGATGGGGTAGTAGGAATAAGAGGTGCAAGCGATCCCAAGAAGGCGGCATCTAAGGCGCTGAAATATATTATAGGCAAACTTGTTAAGGGTAAAATTTATGATAAGATAGAGAGCAAGGAGGGGCAAGAGATTATTAAAAGGAATTTAAAATTAGTGTCGTTGCCTTTTGATAATGAAATAAAAAGAATGGTCTTAAGAAGAAATCGATTTACAAGACAAAAGTTCTTAAGAGTATTTGACCAGCATCATTTTAAAAGTTTTTTAGATAATGATAACTTTATTAAATGGGAGAAGGCTTTTTTAAGATAATTAATATTTAAGGAGGCAGTATGAAAATAGATATAATAGAAAAGAACTGTTTAGCCATTTTAAATGAATTGAAGAATAGCCAGTTTACACGGGAAGAACTTGAATTTCTACAAATATTCTTCCAAGAAATAGTCAATAAAACAGAACAAAAGTTATTATCAAAATAAAGGGATCGTACGAGATGGATTAAATATGTTAGATGCTAAAATATCTAAAGGTGGCACTTTGTTAGTAAAAAAATTAGGCTCAGCAGTTTTCCGCAATCATATTTGTGGGACTAATACCTGCGGTGATTGGTGCCCTCATTTTGACGAATATGAAATAAGAGGAGGCAAAAATATAATGGCTTGTCTTGCTTGTTTTAATCTTGTCGAGGATAAAAGATAAAGGGATTGCTCAAAGGAAGGAAAATAATCATTATGAGTGTGAATATAGCTAAAAAGGAGAAATAAGAAATGGCAATAACAGCAGAACAGGCAGTAATGGCAGCATTAAAGTTAAAAGAAGAAGTAGAAGAAGAAAGGTAAGAAGCAAAGGATTTGTTAAATAATCTATTTGCGAGAGCATTAAACATTCCAAATAATCCTAAGGATATTTCTGTTAACAGAGTTGACCGTATAGTTGATTGCATTATTGGTGCTGCGGCGGGAATAGCCGCCTTGTCTTTATTTAAGGCTAAAGTTGATTCTGGTAAAGATTAATTATTAACTATTAACAGAAAGTAACAGAAGGTAACAGAAAGTAACAGAAAGTAAACTATTAACAGAAAACAGAAGGAGAAAGAAATGGCAAAAAAGAAAAAGGTAGAAGAAGTAGAGGTAGAGAAAGAGGCCAATTCGAAAGTAAAGAAGAGAAGTAAAGAAATTGAAGTTTTACTTATCGGTCTTCGAGAGTCTATCGATGAACTTTTGTATGATTCCAGAAAATTCGATAAGGGGACTATAAAGCCAGGAGTAAGAGTCAGGGTAGGTTTGCAGGGGATTATCAAAGAAGCAAAATTAATTCGTGGAGATATTCTTGAAAAGAAAAAGAAAAATAAAAAGGCAAAGATGGCAGAGAAAGGAGAGAAAGGAGAGAAAGTAACAAAGAAGAAAAAAGTAACAAAGAAAGTAGCCAAAAAGAAAGTAGCCAAAAAGAAAGGCAAATAAATGTTAAAGTCCTTAGAAATTAAAAATTATCAATCTCATAGGGATACAAAAATTAATTTCGTTCCTGGAATTACGGGGATTATTGGAGAGAGCTTAAATGGGAAGACCCCTATTTTAAGGGTGATACAATGGATCGTTTCTAATCGCCCTGGAGGTTTTCGTTTTCATTCTCATTTTGCTAAGAAAGATAAAAGGACGAGTGGTTGCATTACTACAGATAAAGATTCTAAAGTAACATTAACTAAAACAGCGAAAGATGCTGTTTATAAATTAGAAGTTCCAGGAAAGAGAATTAAAAGGTTTGGAAAATTAAATCAGAAAGTACCTGACCTTGTAAAGAACGAATTAAACATAGGAGAAATTAATTTTCAAAAGCAATTAGATTCTCATTTCCTGGCCGCTTCTTCTGGTGGACAGATTGCAAGAGCAATTAGTAAAATTACACAAACAGATAAAATTAATTCTTGGATTCAAACAATAAAGAAAACATTATCGAACTTGAAAACAAGGGAAGGTATTCTTAAGGCCGATATAGAAATAATTGATAATCAGATAAAATCTTTTAAGGGAATGAAACGTATTGGCAGGACAATATCAAAATTAGAATTAGTTCATTCTAATAGAAAAGAAGCACAAGCAGAATATGAAGAAGTAGAAGCCTTACAAGAACAAATTCAAATTTCTTATCGGGCTGTGAAGGATAGGGAAAGGTATTTTAAGGGCAAAGGCTTATTAAAACAGTTAGAGGCCTGTCAGGAAGACCTGAGGCTTGCTGAGTATCAAGAAAACCTTATCTTAGACATTAAAAAAGTCCAAAGGGATATAGCTAAATTAAATACCTTCAGAAAAGAGCATGTAGAAGAATATATTTTAGTAATCAAAAGAAAAAAGAAATGTCCTGTTTGTTTTGGTAAAATTAATTCTGATTGTATTAGAAAAATTAAAAAAGAAATTTCTAAAGAAAGGTAAAAGCTGAGGAATTATGAAACTATTACTTCTTTCTGATATTCATGCTATTAGCCGTAATCCTGTTGGGCGGGAAGACCGTATTATTGATACCTTTAAAGAGAAGTTCTTATTCGTTTTAGAGTACGCCAAAAAACATAACTGCCCAATTTTACAAGCAGGGGACTTTTTTGATAATTCGAGAGATTGGCATATTCTGTATATGATGATCGAGTTATTAAAAAAATATGGAATAAATCTATATTCTATATTCGGGCAACATGATTTATTAATGCGGGCTAACCAGTTAGATACGCCAACTACAATGGGGGTATTAAATCGACTTGGCCTGATTAAAATATTAAATAAGTTTCCTGTATCCATAGGATCCATAGGAAATATTTGCCTATACGGTTGCAGTTGGGATTCTAAGATTCCTTCGCCCACTCCAGGAAAAATAAATATTCTTGTTATCCATGCATCCATTTCTAACAAGGCAGCGTATACAGGTCATTCCTTTACAGGAGTTAGATATTTCTTAAGAAAAAATAAAGGTTGGGATTTGGTTTTGGTTGGAGACATTCATATACAATCCATTTATAATAATCAGAAAAAAAGAGATACGATCGTAGTCAATACCGGACCAATGTTAAGACTTGTCAGTTCACGGTATAATATGTCTCACCATCCTTGTTTTTTTATTTATGATTCTAATCATCATTCTTTAAAAAAAATTGAAATCCCCCATAAAAATTCGAGTGAAGTTCTTTCTCGTACTCATATTAAAATTAAAAGAAGAGAAGATATTTCTTTATCTGAAGAATCTCTTGTTCGTTTTTCAAATCTTATGATGAAGAAGCAGAACAAGCCAGTAATGACGGTGCGTCAATTAATTTGGAAAGTTATGAAAAAAAGAAAGACGAGTAAAGAAACTAAAAATTTATTAATGGAGATAACAAATCGTGAAATCGCTTGAAAGAATAAAAGATAGTTTAATTCAAATTGACCATGACCTTGCAGTTAGAGAGTCTGATTTGGAAAGGCTTATTTATAAATTAAAGAAAGAGTATAGTATTTCTTCTCCCAAAAAAGTAAACGGACATCTAAAAGAATTAAGAATGCAAATTGAGAAATTAAAGGAAGAAGAAAGTGGACTTTATCTGAAAGCCGAAAAAGCTTTATATAGGTTTAACGGAACTGAATCATGAGAAGGGTTAGAGAAAGATATGAAAATCTTTTAGTTTCAAAGTCTTTGACATTAAAATTAAAAGAGGGAAAGAAAAAGGAGTTAGAAGAAGTACAATCCAAGATAAAATCTCATGTAGATGCTCGAGAAGTCTTATTAGAAATTAGTAATGTTATACAAAGACAATTTAAAAAAAGAATAGAAAGTTTAATTACCTATGCAATTCAATCTGTATATAGTCGTCCGCTTTCATTCGAATTGCATTTTTTAAATAAGAGAAACAATATAGAAATGATGCCTATTGTTAAAGAGAACGGAGAAGAACTTAAACCAAATGATGATGATTTGGGTGGTGGAATTTTAGATGTTATTGCTTTTGGGTTTAGAATAGTTCTATGGTATATGGAAGACCCAAAGTCCAGGAATGTACTCTTTCTTGATGAACCGTTTCGTTTTCTTGGAGACCTTGTTCCAAGAGCTGGAAAGATGTTAAAGTACATTAGCAAGAAATTTAATTTACAAGTTATTCTTGTAACTCATGATAAACAGATTACAAAATATTGTGATAAAGTATATGGAGTAGAACATAATGGAGTTGAATCTATCGTAACGAGAAGATTAAAGAGGATAAATTAAAAATGAAAATAGATATTGCAAAAGGTGAACTTCAGACTATTAGAGATATAGTTTATAAAGGAAGGGGGAGAGAAAAAGAAAAGCCTCCAGCATATTCAGATGAAAGATATGATTATGGGGTTGCTTTAAAATTAATTACGAAACTAAATGTAGCATTAAAGAAAGTACACGGACATGATTGTAATGGAGCGTATTATTTAAGATGAATAAATTAAATAAATTAAAAGAAATAACCCCAAAAGAATTTAAGGCTCTTCGAAAGAAACAGTACTTTAAGCAAAGAAGAATCTGTCCTATATTAAAACGGAAGATTCCTTATAGCGAGGCTGTTTTTGATCATAAACATAAAAGTAGAAAAGAGAAGTTGGGAGAAGAAGGCAAAGGCTTATTGAGAGGGGTCTTGCAGTTTCAAGCTAATAGTTGGGAAGGCAAGGTTGCTAATGCCTTTAAGAGATACGGATTACATAAGCAGGGAATATCATTAGAAGATGCAGTAAGAAACTTGGCCAATTATCTTGTAAATCCGCCTATGAAGCCTGAGTATATTCATCCAAGTGAAAGGCCGAAACCAAGGAAGATAGGAAAGAGAGAGTATAATAAAATTAAAAAGTTTTATTTTCAAATATATCCGAATAGAAGAAAATTGCCAAAAGCCGTTTTGAGATTGGAATTGGCATTAAAGGAAAAGAAATCTGGGAAGACTCGGTTGACAAAAGAATTAGAAAAGATTTTGGAAATAATAAATTTAAAATATTATTCTGTAAAGAAGGGGGAGAAAAATAAGAAGAAGATAAAGAGGAGAAATAGACGAAAAGATATGTTTTTGTAGCCGGAAGTGTTGTTGAAGATATTGATGGTAAATGGTGTTTGTATAGTGATACGCAAAAAGAATTAATTGAGTCGAAGGGAAGATTATCGGGAATTTACGAGAATCGTATTAGAGAATTAGAGTGGAAATTGGGCTTTCGGCGGTTACCTATTATTAAATGTAATTGCGAAGAAAAAATAAAAGCTATCTATAATAATTGTGCTAATACAGACTGCTGGGTATGCCCTGTTCATGGGTATAAAAGGAGGCAAAATGACTAATTATAAAAAAATAACTGATTTGCCCATTTACGAGGGATTGCCAGAAGAAGATGAATTAGTTGTGCCTGTTTTTTTAGATAGAACGAATCATGCGTTTAAAAGTATTTCGGTTCGGGTATTAATTGAGTATATCAAAATCGAGGTGCAAAAAGGAGTAGATGTTGAAATAATAATAACCGAGCAGGGTATAAGATTCAAAAAGGTGGAAGGTAAGATGTAATTGCATAGAATATATTGATGCGCATTTTAATGATATTAATCTTGTTTGCCTACTTGGTATTGTCCCGTTCATGGTTATAAGAAAAGATAAAAATAAAGAGGCGATAATGACTTCTGGATACGAAAGAAATAAAAGATGGCGAAAGAAGAACCCCGAGAAGTGGTTGGCTACAAAGAACAGGTACTATCGAAAGTTTCAAGACGTCCCGAATAAAAATCAAAGATGGACGGTTGAAGATATTGATTTTGTAGTTGATAATGCCGATAGGTTGCCAGATCGAGTAATATCCAGGCTTATCGGAAGGTCTCTCGGAGCAATACAGACAATGCGGTATAGAATTGGTGTAGAATCTTCGTAGAGTTAACTTCAAATAAGGATGAATAAAAATAGAAGCAGGAGGTAGAAGTATATGAGAGAAGGAAATAAAGAATACAAAGGAAAATTGGATTGGTCTTTAGTTCCGTTAGAAGTAATGGATGGGGTAATAAGAGTATTTGAAAAGGGAAGGGTAAAGTACCATGGAACAAGGACTTGGCTACCTGGAATTAGATTCGCCAAGCTTTTTGCGGCAACCTTACGGCATTTAGTTAGGTGGTTTTATCTTAAAGAAGATAGAGATGAGGAATCAGGCGAACATCCACTTTGTCATGTTATTGCAAACTGTATGATGTTGCTTACGTATATTCAAAATAAATCTTATGACGATAGACCCTTTAGAATTGGTAGTTCAGATAAGGCAGGAAAAGATATGGCAGAAGAATCTTTGATAGTGGAACTACCAAAATTCATTAATAAGAAAGGAGAGAGAAAGGAGGAGGAAAGAAAATGGAAGAGGTAAAACCAAGCCATGAAATTTTATTTATTCAGCCAGATTTGTTAGAACTTATCGAGAAGGCAGGGAGAACTTGTTATAAGAGCGAAGAAAAAATTACAGAAGGAAGTGCGGAAAAATTTGTAAAGATGATTACAAAACGAGGACATCATTCTGTGATTGAACATGCCAGTATTACGGTAAGATTTATTTGTGATAGAGGAGTAAGTCATGAAATTGTAAGACATAGGCTTGCGGCTTATAGTCAGGAAAGTACAAGGTATTGCAATTATTCTAAAGGCGGAATTCAAATTATATTTCCTGGGTGCTTAACAAATGTGCAAAGATTAAGAAGGGAAATACTTTTTGAGGCAGTACAAGCTGTATATAATCAAGAGATAAGAAATGGACTATCGCCACAAATTGCTCGTGGAGTATTACCAACTGCTCTTAAAACAAAAGTCCCTATAATTTTTGATGATATAAAATATTAGAATATTAGAAAGGAGAAAGAATGATGACTATTGGGAAAGCAATTAAAAAGAAAGCAAAAAAGAAAACCGTAATTGTAAAAGAAGGATTTGATTATTATTATGATAAGGAAGGAAATACGATTGTAACTGTTTGTTGTGTCTTGACAGATTCAGGGGTGGTTGGAAGAGGAATTGCCGTATTGTCCGAAGAGGACTTTAAAAATGAACGGGCTTCAGATGAAACGGGAAGACAATTTGCAAGATGTTATGCTCTTAGAATCGTAAAGAATAGAAAGACACGAGAGATAAAAAACCAAGAAGCAATCAATAGACTTATACAATGCAAGTGCCCTTTCATTAAGAGGGCAGAAAAGAATCCGGAGTTGAGTTGGTGGTGGAAAAAGGTATTGTTTGGAAAAAAGAAAATGCATGATGTTAAATATAGAATAGGGTATGGTGTAATAGAAAGACCTATTTTTATTTATGATGGTTATGGTTTTGGTTTTGCTCCTCTGGAGAAGTTTTATGCTCATGGCTTAGGGCTTTGTAGTTGCTAATAGTCCTAACCGTAGATAGTTAGTATTATTAGTGTTGTTAGTGTTTATGAGTATTATGAGTATTATGAGTATTATGAATAGAGGAAAAATAGAATGAGGAAAATAGATTGGTTTGAATTAGAAAGGAGCCTTTTAATATGAGTATGCAAGATTCAATAATACAAGCCCATAATGGGTTTAAAACTTATTTTGATGTTGATAGCAAGTTGTTTTTGGAACCATTGATAACGATGGTTACTCAAAAATTCGATCTTGATATTATCAAATTTGATGGTTGGTTACATAAACAAGGGTATATAGAAGAAGAGCATGGTTCTATGCGGGAATATATTGTTTTAAAATATGGTAAAGATGCCGTATTGTTTATTGATGGGTTGTTGGGAACAAGAAAGCATAGAAAAATAAAAAGAAGGCTGTAGATATGAGGAAAATAGATTGGTTTGAAATTGTTGATTTTTATAATAGTGTTTTTGATACGGAGTTTGTGCAGGTAAAGGCAATGTTGAGCGGTGGTTATAAAAAGTTTTATAGTATAGAAATCTTTGCTGATAAATTAGGAATATCCAGAGAAGCTCTTAGATTGGAGATGAAGAGATTGAAGATAAAATTGAACAGGCCAAGTATAAGAAGGAAGACACAATCTAATGATTAAAAAAATTAAAAGAATCAAAAGAATCAAAAAAATTAAAAGAAGAATAAAAAAAGAATCCGTACTTCCTGTCGTTCCTGTTGATTTAGGAACATTAAATAATTTGTTGATGCAAATTAGTGTTGAACTTTTAAAGGCAGGAGATTTAGATAAGTTAGATAGAATCTTGGAATTTGTTAGAAAGATAAAGACTTTTCAAACCAAGGAATTGACTTATGAAAGAGCTTTTATTTTAAATCATCTAGAAAGGCATGGATTTTTAGGAGATACCGCAGAAGAAAAATATCCACTATCAAAACAAGAAGCAGAAGAATTAAAACAAATATTTGGTGACGGTATAGAAGATGTTAAAGAATTAATGTCGGGAACAAAAATTATAAAGAAAAGATAAGAGGGTAAAGAATGATAAAAGTAAAGGTAGATTTATGTGAGTGTATAAATGATAAGGGATTTACGGGGATTACTATGGTTGCTGACAAATTAAAAAAGGCTGGTATTCCAATGAAGAATAAAAAAATCAAAAAGGGCTTTCTTTCTGGATACGATGATGTCAAGAATGGACAGAAAGTTTATATTTGGGAAGACGAAGAAGATGGAGAAGGAGAATATATATGCCACGACCAAAGTACCAGAAAATAAAAAAAGAATGCGAGCAGATAAAAGCTCTATGGGCTAAGAGCTGGGACGATTCTCAGATAAGACAGGAATTACAAATGTCTTCTTCTGTATATGAAACTCGGTTAAAGTATATTGCAAGGGACAGATTCGATACCAATAAGGAATTTACTTTGTTGCAATACCAGATTAAAAAGCAGAGAAGATATGATCAGCTTGAAGCTATATTAAAAACAACCAAAACTCCAGAGATGAAATTAAAAGTAATTCAGGAGATGAATCTTTTAGATGATGGATTTGTTACTATGGGTCAGAGGTTGGGAGTATTTAGCGAAGCTCCTAAAAAAGTAGCTGGTGTATTTTCAAATACCAATGTAGATATAACACCAGATGAAAATACAGATGATATACGAGAAGCATATCAAGAAATAGTTATTTCAAATACAAAGAAGATGATTAAGAATCGTTTTTTAAATAAAAAGAAGGCAAAGAAGAGAATAGAGTATAAGAAGGACAAGAAAATTAAGAAGGACAAGAAAATTAAGAAGGACAAGAAAATTAAGAGGGTAAAGAATGGCGATTAAAAGAAGAAAGAAAAGAAAGAAAAGAGAAATGAAACCAGAGAAAAGAGTTAAAGATATCTTTGGTAAATCTGTCAAGCTTGGTCGTCCTTCTAATTATCCTTCAAAAGAAAAACAAGAAGCTATTGCTTTAAAGAGAAATTTATCATACTGGTGTTTGGCTACACCAGTCGTATTAGATGGAAGCCAGTTTTCTTTTAAGGGTCATGAATATTTAATAGATGTTTACAATTCTGATAATATAATTGAAGTTTATCAGAAGGCAGCCCAGATGGGATTCAGTACAAGAGTCATATTGGAAAGTCTTCATAAGTGCAAGTACCTATATCCTAATGGAGTACTATATTTATTTCCTACCAAAACAGACGTAACAGATTTTAGTAAAAGTAAGTTTGCAAGATTAATGAATGAGAATCCATTTTTACAAGAATGGGTTAGAGATACTGATGCGGCAAACATCAAGTCGATTGGAAGGGGAAATTTTTATTTTAGAGGAATGAAAACAAGGGGTGGCTTGAAAACTATTCCGGTAGATTTAATAGTTTTTGATGAATACGACGAGCATATTTCTGTTACTGGAAGAGAGATGAAATTATTTACTTCTCCTGAATTGGCATTAGAGAGAGCGAGCCATAGCAAATATAAACACCAAAGATATTTGTCAACACCTACATTACCTGACTTTGGAATCAATCTTGTTTATCAATCCAGTGATCAAAAACATTTTTTTATTAGATGTGATAAATGTAATACATGGACTTGTCTCGAAGAAGAGTTTGTTGCGGCAGATGGGGAAGAACAAAAAATTTTATATTATTCAAAGAAACTTGGAAAAGTAATAAGAGCATGTAAGAAATGTGGGGCTGAACTTCCTAAAGTAGGGTATGATAATAATTGCGAGTGGGTGAAAAAAGTAACCACAAAAGGATTATCTTCAGGATGGTGGATTAGTCAATTAAACAGTATGTATGTTGCTCCTGTGAATATATTAGAACAATATGAAATCCATGTTTTACGAACAAGAAAACCAGTTACTGGACAGCCGAATCCACAGGAGTTTTGGAATAGTAAGATCGGGCATCCATGGGTATCTGCGACTGCAAGATTAACAGTAGAAACGATAAGAAAATGCTGTGGTAATTTTCAATTACAAGCTCATGATTCTGGTCCTTGCGTTATGGGAGTTGATCAAGGATCGGATTTGCATGTAGTAATTACTTCTTTAAGATTTGGAAAACCAACGGTATTGTATTTAGGAATATTGAAAGACTGGGAAGAATTGGATAATCTTATGAGATCATTTGCCGTAGCATGCTGTGTAGTTGATGCTCTTCCAGAGACCCGTAATGCCAGAGCTTTTGCAAAACGATTTCCTAAAAAAGTTTTTATGAATTATTATGTAGATAGGAAGGGAGATTTTTCTTGGAACGAGGAAGAGTATATTGTGCAAGAAAATAGAACTGAATCTATGGATGAAAGTCATATTGTTATTGATACAGCAGAAGTTATTCTTCCTGCTTCTGGTATTCCAGAGGTAGAGGAGTTCATAAAGCACTGTCATAATGTCGCAAAGAAATTAGTAGAAGATGAAGTAAAAGGAAGCAAAAGATATATTTATGTAAGACTTGGTGCAGACCATTTTAGGCATTCATTTAATTATGCTTGTATTGCGAGTACAAGAGTTTTAAGATATGGAATAGGAGATGGAGAAATAACAATAGAATCAAGTATGAAATCGGCACAATCAGATTGGTAAGGAGAATATAAAATGGAAGAACGAGAAGAACAAGAAGAAATAATTAAGAATTTAATTCCAGTTGTTCGTTATGGCGCTATATTTTTTAATATAGATACTAATCTTTTTTATGCTTATGATAAAAATCAAAAATGGGTTACGGCTGACGAAACAAATGACTTGGTTTTGAAAGCATTGCTCGTATCTAATTTTCAGCAAGAGAAAGATAATCTAAATAATGACTCTGGAAGCAGATGCGTTTGTTCTGAGGATGAATGGGATCCAGTTCCAGAGCATAATATATGTATTGCTTGTGGGAAACCGCGTATTGAATTCTCAAAAGGAGAACAATGAAAAAGCCAAATAAATGCTGCGGAATGGGAACTTATGAATGCCAAATACCAATGCCGATTAAAGGACGAGTACAAGGAATTGATTTTTGTATTGCTGATATTGTAGCTGCTTTGAATGCTGCAAATATTGCAACTGTAGCTTCTTGTTGTGGACATGGGAAGATTCCGGCAAGAATTGACCTTGAAGACGGTAGGGAAATAAATATCAAAAACGTAAAAGGTAAATGAAGCAAATGCCAACAAAACGAATCAAAGACGAATCTAAGTTAATTGCAAAATATAGAATAAAGGCCGGAAAGAGCCATTACTTTCATGTGTTCTTGTGGGATTCGCAAGACTCGTTTGATGCAAATACGTTTGATAATATTAAGGGGCAATCAGCAGGATGTGTAAATCTTACTTCTTGGTCTTACAAAATAAGTAAAGAAGGGATAGAAGAAAAAAGAGTACCCCCTAAACTTGGAGAAGTTCATTTTATATCGGGTAAATGGACAACGGAAATTGTTGCTCATGAATTATGCCATGCTCTTATACACCGTTTACGAACAATTAATCCAACTGCAAATGATGTTCTGTGGCAAGAAAAAGATAGTGAAGAAGTTATTTGTTATGAATTTGGAAGATGGGTAAATCAAATATATAGGTTGTTATGGAATGACGATCCCTTAATGATATTAAAATTAAAAAACAAAGAGGAATAAACAAATGCCATACAAAGAAATAAAAGAATGTAGAGTATGTGGAAATAAAAATCTTTCTCCTGTAGTTAATCTTGGTGAATTAGCTTTAACAGGAATTTTTCCAAAAACTAAAAATGAAGAAGTAGATGTTGCTCCATTAGAACTCGTTAAATGTCATGGAGATAATTGTTGTCATCTTCTGCAGTTAAAGCATTCTATGAATATGGAGAAGATGTATGGAAATAATTATGGATATCGTTCTGGCTTGAATCCCTCTATGGTAGCTCATTTACAAGCCATAGTTAGAATAGTTACTAATACGGTTTCGTTACAGCCAGATGATTTGATTATTGATATTGGAAGTAATGACGGAACTCTATTGAGAAATTATTTTGGAGATTATAATTTAGTAGCTTTTGACCCAACAGCAGCAAAGTTCAGTAAGTATTATCCTGCAAATGTAGACTTGTTTGGTGACTTTTTTAGTAAAGAGATTTTTAGAAGTCATTATAGAAGTGTAAAGGCAAAGGTAGTTACGTCTATTGCTATGTTTTATGATTTACCAAAACCATTAGAATTTATGCAAGATGTTTACGATATATTAGATGATAAAGGGATTTGGGTTCTGGAGCAAAGTTATATGCCAGAGATGATAAAACAGAATGCTTATGATACGGTCTGTCACGAGCATTTAGAATATTATGGGCTTTATCAAATAAGGTGGATGGCCGATAGAGTCGGTTTTAAGATAGTAAATGTTGAATTTAACTCTACAAACGGAGGCAGTTTTTTAGTAATACTGGCTAAGAAAGGTGGTGGGGTTAAGGGATTGAGCAATGAGTTCTTTATTAATACTATATTAAAGGAGGAACAGCAGAAAGGATTTCTAAGTCTGGCTCCGTATAAGAAATTTCGTAAGAATATATTTAAACATACGAGTAGATTAATCGAGTTTATTGAAAGGTTAAATAGAGAAAGAAAAGTAGTTGTAGGGTACGGGGCATCAACGAAGGGCAATGTCTTGTTGCAGTTGTGTAATTTTAATGAAAGAGATATTCCTTGTATTGTAGAAATAAATGAGGATAAGTTTGGATGCTTTACTCCAGGAACTAAAATTCCTATTGTGTCTCAGAAGGAGGCCGAAAGCGGTTTTGGAAATATCGATTATTTATTTGTACTTCCGTGGCATTTTAAAGATAATATTCTTAAGAAGGAAGAAAAGTTTTTGAAAGCCGGAATGAAGTTTATTTTTCCGTTGCCTGATATTAGTGTAGTTGGAGGAAAAGAAAATGAATAGATACAATATGGTGATAGGGGTTATTCCTGATACGAGTAGGCAATTTGTTCAGGAAGTGGTATGCGGTAATGGTAAATGGTCTTTACATGATGATTTGCAAAGAGAGGTTGATAAAAGAACAGAACTTTATAAAAAGCGTATTAGGAAATTAGAGGAAGAGATAAATTATCGGCAGTTAGTTGCTTCTATTCCTTTTGTTTCTAAATGTAATTGTGAAAAAGAATATAATAAGAGAGTTAGTTTTATTGAAATTAGAGATGTATGGTTCTGCCCTGTTCATGGATATAAAAAATTATGATTAGAATATAATTAAGGAAGAAGGAAGCGAAATGAATAAATTAAGAGTGCTAAAAGAGATTTTGGATTATATTAAAAAAGAAGAAATTAATGTCCCCGATATAGATATTTCTATATATTTAAAAGACGATTGTATATTAGAATTAACAGTAATAGACAGATGTTATTTTGCCCATGTTTTTAGTAATGAAGTTATTGATTCTGATATGAGTAGTTATGAATTAAAAAATTCTTGTATATTGAGCAAAGAGAGGATCAATATAAAGAAAAAAGAACCAACAAGGAAGGGGAAGAGAAGATGAAGAAGACGAATGGCAATTGGACACCTGAAGATGAGCTTAATGAAACAGAGGGGCAGTAAGTAGAAAAATAAAAGAAAAACATATTGTGAAAAATGCAATAGTAAAATAAAACTTGAAATTCATCATGATCCATCAATGAACGAGGATGATCGTTTAGATTGGGAAGGGAGGATTTGGACTTTGTGTAGAAAGTGTCACATGGAAGAACATAGAACTGATAATGGACGATTTGGAAAAATATTATATGAAGGAGGTGGTGCTACCGTGATAAAAAAGACAATGAAGAAAGCTCTAATCACGGGCATATGACAGGACAAGACGGAAGTTACTTAACAGAGCTCCTTATCGAAAAAGGATATAAAGTTTATGGAATAAAGAGAAGGGCTTCACTTTTTAATACAAAAAGAATAGACCATTTATATCAAGATCCACACGATGTAAGCGCAAACATTACTTTTTATTATGGAGACCTAACAGATTCCAGTAATTTAATTCGTATTATTCAGGAAGTACAACCAGATGAAATTTATAATCTGGCGGCACAAAGTCATGTTAAGGTTGCTTTTAGTGTCCCTGAATATACAGTAGACGTAAATGCTCTTGGTGCATTAAGATTGCTCGAAGCAATTAGGATTTTAGGATTAGAAAAGAAAACTAAATTCTATCAAGCTTCAACTTCGGAATTATTTGGGGATACAATGGAAGTCCCTCAAGATGAAAGTACTTCTTTTAAACCTTGTTCTCCTTATGCTATCGCAAAGCTATACGCTTATTGGTGTGTAGATATGTATAGGAAGGCGTATGGTATGTTTGCCTGTAATGGTATTTTATTTAACCATGAATCCGAAAGAAGAGGCGAAACTTTTGTTACAAGAAAAATTACGAAAGCGGCAGCAAGAATTACTCTTGGGTTGCAGGATAAATTATATCTCGGAAATCTTAATTCTAAAAGGGATTGGGGATATGCAAAGGATTATGTTCGTGCAATGTGGTTAATGCTTCAGCAAGATAAGCCAGAAGATTTTGTAATCGCAACAGGCGAACAGCATTCTATTAGAGAGTTTTGTGAAAGAGCATTTGATGTTTTTGGTATTGAATTAGAATGGAAAGGAGAAGGAGTAAATGAAAAAGGAATAATAAATAGAGTGGAACTTAAAAAACGTAATAATGGAGGATATACTTTTCTGAAATCTTTATCTCGTTTAGAAGTAGGCCAGGAAGTAATTAGTGTTGACCCTTGTTATTATAGACCAATAGACGTAAATAATTTATTAGGTAATGCTGTAAAAGCTCATAGGACTTTAAATTGGTATCCCAGTATTTCTTTTAATGATATGATTTGGCTAATGGTAAACAACGATTTGAAAGAAGTTTCTGATGAAAGTAAGGGGCATATATGTCCGAGTTGTGAAGCCGATATGTGAAGTCTGTAAAGTTTGTAAAATTTGTGAGGTGGCTTACGATAAGTTATAAAATAGTGTATAATGAAATTATAAGGGGTTAAGGATAAAGACTAATCTGAGGCTGTATGAGGCTGTAACAAGGAGACTTAAAGATGCAGAAAGAACTAATAATTCAATCAATTGAAAAAATACCAAATGATTTGATGGAAAAGGCTTGTAATTTTAAGATGAATATTGAAGGAGGTTGCTGGCTCGAAATGGATTATAATAAGAAGATTTATAAAAAGTACGAAAAGGATATAATATGTAATCGTATTTATGCATGGGATAAAGAAATAAAGTTCGATGTAAATGGAGTTGAAGTACTTATGATTATAAAGGATTAGGAATGTCATGAAAAAGAAGAACGAATTATATTCGTATAGAGGAAAAATTATTATTTGCTTTATCGTTCTTATTATCTCTTCTTTTTTTACTGTATATGGAGGAATGCAGTTTTTAGCAAGAGCAGATAGAATCATAGAAGCCGAGAGGGTTGAAACATTAGAAATAGAAAATACTGCATTGGCGTATTTAGTTTCGAAGTACAGGGAAATAGTTCCGTTTTCTGATTTGATAGAAGTAACCAAGCTCGATAAATTAGAACTTGAATTATTAAGAGAACGGGCAAGAGTAATAAGAATAAGATTAGAAAAGAAAATATTAAAAGAAGAAGTAGAAAGAGAAAAACGGGAGAAAGAATAAAGTATGACTCATAATATTTCAAGCCAAAATACGATAGCAGCGAGAATCAGCCCGTTAGATGACAGATATACAAGACAGAGTCCCCGTAAAGGTTGTAAATATGAGTCGATATATAAAAGTATTTGTGTTCCTGTTTGTAAAAGAATAAAATCATATAGAGCAGGTGAAGATTGGACTCAATTTCCCGTTCCTAAATTATCTGAATTCCCTAAAAATAGTATAAACAGTATAAACAGTATAATGAATATTAAAAAGGAGAAAGCGTCATGGAAAGTAGAACGGATTATACATTCTTAGAAGCAGTAAAAAGGTTAAGTGACGGAAGTTGCAAAGAGATGGCAGATATGTTTGGTAATGTTTTTGTTTTAAATGAAGACGGAGTGGTAGTTTGTAAAACTATGGATGAGCAAAAAATTTATTTATCTTCGGCTATTTATCTTGGAAATTGGTATATTAAAAAAGTACGGAAGTCAAGAGTCATTAAGAATGTTGTTTGGAAAAAAGAAGAGAACATTGTCTATCCTGTTTTTTTTTCTATATGGCAAAAAGCGATTTGGGGCGAGTGTCTTAATAAACCGGATATGAAGATGACTTTGAGATGGAACGAAGAAAAGAAGTACACTTTTTTGGAAGCATTAAAGAAATTAAAAGATGGAGAGACTGAAGAGATAAGTCCTGATGGACTTTCATCGACGGTAAGATATAGTTTGAATAAATGTAGAATTTTAAGTTTAAGTTGCTTAAATGCAGAATCAATTACCGATATAGAGGATCTTAATAAATGGGTTCTTCTTCCTAAAGAAATTTTTAATCAGGAAAGAGTTATCGGTAAGGTCAGATGGCTGGACAGTGAATTTGCAGTATATCCTTGTAATATGGATATGCATGTGGGTATTTATTGGAATGATTTTCTTAAACGACCACCAATGGAAATGTTTTTAGAATGGGAGGAGTAATATGAAGTATTTTAAATCTCTTTTTTTAATAGTATTTTTTGTTTCTTTATTTTATAGTGTCTCGATTGCCGGTCAAATAAAATATACGGTTGGAGGCCATACTACTGCTATATCTGAGAACTTGCTTGATAAAGTCGTAGATTTGTCAATATCTAAAGATTATGAAGCCTTACAAAAACTTTTCGATTCTGGATTAGTAATTCTTTTGAAAAGTGGAATTAAGGTTGAAGTTATAGAAGTCAATCTTTTTAGTGGAACAATTAAAATACGGCCTTTTGGAATGAATTTAGAAATATGGACTGTAAGAGAAGCATTAAAGGAATAGAGAAGATAATATGGAATCATTTAAAATTACACAGGAAGAAGTAGAAGCAGAGATATTGAACGAGGCAAAGTTTTTAGGCGGAGCAATATATAGCGATAATGATTTTTATATTGCAAAAGAGCAGATTCTTAGGAGGTTGCGTTCAAGATTCGATATGTTTTTGTGTCAGGTAGAAGATAGCATAACTACAAATAGGATTTTATTGTGAGGTATAAATGTGAGGTATAAAAGTGAGGTATAAAAGTGAGGTATAAAATAGGGTGTTTCATGAATGATGTGTCTGATCTATCAGAAATAGTATAAAATAGGGTGCAAAGAAGGAAAAAAGAATGATGGGAATATTTAAAAAGGTAGAAGAAAGAATAGAGGAGATAGAGCAGAAGAATCTTCATACTCCGAATAAACCATTAGAGAATCTATATCCTCCAGGATCTCAGTGCAATACTTTTAAAGGTTGCTTAGATTGCCCTGTTGCTTCTTCTTGTGATAAAATACCACTGGAATTAAAATGGCTCCAGCAGTAAAAGCTTATAGAGTTAAGTTCAACTCAGCTTTCTTTAGGAGATTTGAAAATATTAAAAGACAATCTCAAAGATGACCAAGAAGGAGTAGAAGGAGTAGAAGGAGTAGAAGTAAATGAAAACAAAGATGGAAATAGACATAAGGGATAATACGTATTCTGCGAAACATCTCTTTATAAGAAAAACAGTAAGAGACCTTGCTGTAATATGTAAGGGTGAACCCGAAAAGATTATTGATTCTTTAACGGGGTATTTATGGGAAGAAGAAGAAGCTGGATTAATTAAAATGGAAATAAGAAGAGATGAAGTAAGAAAGGAAAGGAGTAAACCAAATGACATTTATTAAAGGACTTCGTGTAAGAAAACCAATGAAACCAACGAAACCAATGAAACCAACGAAACCAATGAAACCAACGAAACCAATGAAACCAAAAACTGCCAGAAGATTTTTAAATAGAAACCAATGGAAATTAATAGTACATAAGTTAAGTGATACGGGTAAATCATTATTGAAAAGAGAAATGAAATGTAAAAGGATAATGATAAAATACTTTAAAAGAAGAGATATATCAGAAGAAAAAGAAATACGAGATGGAGTTGAGAATAGAAGAATCTTCATGCTCTGAATACTCTTAATAAACAATCTTAATACAATCTTAATACAATCTTAATACAATCTTAATAAACAATCTTAATACAATCTTAATAAACAATCTTAATACAATCAATACATAAATTGTTATCAAATATCAATGTTCAAATACATACATAAATATAACTTAACTAAATAATAAATATACTTAATCTATGTGGTGTGAGTACATGGGTACAAAGTTCAAATACAATGGCGTTGGTTCTTTATCTCTAAAAGCGTATAGATAAAGGGTCTACAAGCTTTCTGAAAATTAGAGAAAGAGAATAAATTAGACTGAGGAGAACTTATTTTTAGACTGAGAGAACAAAGGAAGTAGAAAGGAAGTAGAAAGGAAGTAGAAAAAGAAGGAGGAAAAGAATGGATGGAGAGAGAGAAAAAATGAGGAGATTAAGATTGGTTTCAGAGAATACAGAATCACCAAGAGAAATAAAAATTGATGAAAGTAAAACAATTAATTTATCGATAGATTCATTATCATTTACACTTGAAATAAGAACAGAAGGAGAATTTGTAAATAGAGGGTTTCGTTTGCAACCAGTTTATCAAGGAGATTATGTAGAGTGGATTCTTGGCAAAGATAATACCGGAGCAACAATTCTTGTACCGGTAAAGAAAGACTAAGAACAAAAGAAGAAGGAAAGAAGAAGGAAAGGAAATAAGATGAGACCATGCGATTGTAAAGATGGATTTGATGAAGGCCAATTAAGTGTAAGTGGATTAAGATATCTTAATGACGAGATCGAGATTGATTCTGATTCCTGTGATCTTTGTATTGTGAAACTGACTATTGGTTCATGTGGTTCATGTGGTTCATGTACTTTAAAAATATCACAGAAAGTATTTAAGACTTTGGCAACGTGGTATATGAAAGACCAAAAAGGAATCTTTGGTTTAACAGATATAACTGATAATAAAAATGAAAAGGAGGAGTAGAAATGAAAAACGAAGTGTCGAGAGTAAAAGTTTATAGCGTAATTGGAATAGGATTTTTGATCGGAGAGAAAATAATAGAAGAGGTAGAAAGGGAAGGATATATTTGTCTAAAATATCCAGGAGTCTTATCTTCAATACAAACTCCAGAGGGAATAAGGGATATGATCAGACAAGCAATTCCAACTTTCGTTTTAGAAGCAGATGAAATGTTAAAGAGGTTTCCTCTTATGAAAGATTTGATTCTTTTTGAAGGGACTCCTGACGCAAAACTATTTTCAATATATAAAAACTTTGTTTCTAATTTGCAAGAAAGACTGACTGGAATTAAAATGGCTCCAGCAGGAGCAATAAATGCATTACCAAAAGTTGGGGAATTATCTAAGATAATGTCTAAGAGACCTCATCTTCATCTCGTAAAATAAAATAAAATAAAATAAAATAAAATAAAATAAAATAAAATAAAATAAAATAAAATAAAATAAAATAAAATAAAATAAAATAAAATAAAATAAAATAAAATAAAATAAAATAAAATAAAATA